AGGCTGTTAAGCAGAATAATCATACTGTTCGTAATTTGTATAACAGCTAATCAATTTATATGAGACAGTTTGTATTCGAAAACCCGCAAGAATTTAGTACTTTCTTTTCAGGAAAGAACGTAAAGATTACTAATGCTATCACCGCCGGCATCAGAGTAGCTGTCAAGGCTAGGAAGAAACACGCTGACTTATTTGAGGTTAGCTTCGAAGGAGGAGATACTGCGTACGATATCAGTTTGCCATCTACCGAATGGCCGCAGGCTTTGGCTAAATGTTTAGAGTTCTACGAGGAGTCTCAGCTCTACGATGATGCCATCGATACTTACCAGCTTATCAAGCAACTCTCAAATGAAAGAGATCTTATCTAAGACCCGGCTAGACGGCTCTACTATCACCTATTTCATGTCCGATGATAAGAGGACTGTTACATCTGAACTATCTTACCCCAGGTCATTCAGGAATACCTATGAGGAGTTAGAGCATAGAAATGAAGGACTACCTAAGACCAAGCGTCAGTACATGACTGATGAAGGTAAGGTGGTAGGGTATCTTACTGCAAAAAAGTTAGGAATTATTACTTAGGTTAGTTGGATCTAATCAAGTTAGTTCCTATCTTTAAGTATAATTAAAAACAAAATGGTTATGATGATTTCAGATAGCAAGCAAGACCGCGTAATGTCAATAGAAGATTTAAAGAAGGTAGTACCTTTTGCCTTCATTGATAAACCTACCCGAGAGGTATCAGATAAGTACGTTCACGTACCTACTAGCCGGGTGATAGAAGACTTAATGAGTATGGGTTGGGAGCCAGTCCAGGCAGCTCAGCGCCGAGGAAGAGCCGGGAAGGTTTCGATCTTCTCCAAGCATATGATCAAGTTCCAGAATCCTAATTTAGTTATCAAAGGTGCTCAAGGTGATGATGTATTTCCTCAGATCATTCTTACTAACTCTCATGATGGAACTCAGTCGTTTAAGTTCATGATGGGGCTATATCGCCTTGTCTGTAGCAATGGACTGGTAGTTGCTGATGAGCAGTTTGCTAACTTCAAGATCCGGCATATGGGATATAGCTTTGAAGACCTTCAGAAGCTTATCGAGACTGCAGTAGTAGCGCTACCTAAGAAGGTAGAGGTTATCAATATGATGAAGGAAGTACAGATGACGGAGGTGCAGCAGAAAGACTTCGCTATGAAGGCTTACTTGCTTCGACGTGGTATCGAGATGAGCGATGAAGTTCAGGTAGAGGATGAGGTGTTAGAGGGTATTCTTTCTAGCCGCCGGACCCAAGACCAGGGCGATGATCTGTGGCTGACCTTTAATCGCATCCAAGAAGCTATCACCCAAGGAGGATTCAAAGGAGCTTTGAACGGAGCTAAGGTACGTCAGGTGCGTAAGATTAGGTCGTTTGAGAAAGATCTTAAGATCAATCAGGACTTATTCCAGCTAGCGTTACAGTATGCGTAAGATAAGAGATAAGAAAGCCACCGCACCTGTCCGTTTCGAGAGAGACGGGCAGCTGTGGGAGGTAGTCTACAAGACAGCCGATATGGCTTATGCCGTTAAGCTCAATAAGAAAGGCTCTCCGGTTGGTATCATTGAAAGGTTTTATGAGCAGGTCTAGGGCAGGGAGGCCGAGGGGCGAGCGGAGGGGCGTTTCCCTCTCTCGCACCGAAGGTGCCACGCGCATTCTCATCAAAAGCCCTACCGGGCTTGGAAAAATTTAGATAAAAGGATTAATAAAAAACAAATAAGAGTTATGGAGTACGGAAGTATAAGATGGAGGCCGTGGGTGTGTCTGCTAAAAGATGATGAAGGTATCACGGATGTTAAGAGGTTTGATAACTTCCAGGACATGCTACAGTGGAGGTTAGAGAACATAAGGAAGGGTTTGAATGCCGTCTCTATGACAGAAGAATACTACCTCGGTCTTGAGACCGATGAACATGCGGAGTGGTGGAAGAGTGTTAAACAGTTAATTGCATCTTTATGAGTAAGAGAATACCTTTAGACCAGGACCCTGCATTCCGGGACCTTAATTGGGACCTTCCTTTGAATAAGGATTGGGATGGCACGTTACAAGACGGACTAGAAAATGAAGAGTGGGATGATGAAGAAGAGTGAACAGGAGTGGGATCATTACTCGGGAATACCTTCACCGTTAGCCTACCAGAAAAGAGAGCTAGAAAAGAAGCTAGAGAGGGAGTACGATGATGATGATTCTCAGGATGATGATAGAGAGTATAACCCCGGTAAGAGGACTTACAGTGATAGCCTTGAGGATGAAGAATAACTTTTTATACAAAGTACTTATGAAAGACGGCAAGAGTAAAGGACAATGGCAGGACTGGGATAAGGCATATGCAAAGACTAGGTCGGTGATATGGAGCTGTAACAAGGAAGAGCATCTGGAGGCAGGACTGAGGATGGTGATAAACTATGAGAGACTAATGCAAAACTTCGGCCCTACTTCGGTACAAGGCCGGAGGATTGGAGCCGGGACAGTTGATGATCTCCTTTCTCTCATTAGGTTAAAACGTAAGATGATTAGGAGAGGATGATGAAGGGAGTAAACCGTAGCGTATATAAAGATATTTGTATAGAGTGATATAAAGATATTAAGATATAAATTATGTATAAACTTAAAGCAAAGAGTGAAGTTAAAGCAAAGCTTTAATAGCTAGTACCTGCCTCCCTCCCTTGCAACTTTTCTTCTATAGAAAATTATTATTTTTCAAACCTTAAAGTAAAGCTTTAAGTATTCAGTAAACCGTAGATAAAACCGTAGACTAGTAAACCGTATGCAGAAAACCGTCCATGCAATCATCAGTGCTTTAACCGGCAGAAAACCGTACCTACTAGGTAACCGTCCAGAGGAAACCGTACAAGGTAACCGTAGGGAGAAAATCGTAGAGAGTACCGTACAGCCGTCTGTAAGGCTGGTTATAAACCTGGAGACTGGAACAGTTAAAGTAAAGCTTTAAGGTTTTAGAAAACCGTACGGAGGTAACCGTCTGGTAAACCGTAGGGAAAAAACCGTCCTGAAAGTTGTCTCCTGCTCTAAGGGTTCGTATCTTTAGATGAAAGAAAAAGGTTATGACAAAGTTGGTAAAAGATTTGAGCGGGATAGCGCTAGTGGTGATGCTGCTAGTAGGAGGAGTTTTTGGCTGGGTCTACTCCCTAGCTACTTTACTGTCCAGTAGAGAGGACCTGCCCGGGGTACTAAAGGCTAGCTTCAGAGGAAGCCTTATAGGAGTAGTAGCGCTAATCTACTTAGGGGTAACATACCCAGACGCCTCTTCGGATATGTGGCTGGTGATCGCCCCGGGCTTCTGTGCTTCGGTCTGGTATCTGCTAGGGCCGGAGTTAGATAAAAAGCTAAAGGCAGGTATAGGTCTAGCCATAGCAGTAGGTGTACTAGCCTACATGGTGACTGCAGTCTAGACTTCAAGCAAAGCTTTAAGTTAAAGTAAAGCTTTAAGGTTTGAGTATAAGGTACCGGCCCGTCTACTCTTCCGCCTCTCTTCCAAGGGCAGGCCCGTCAACCATCCTAAATGTACGAAAAAATCTTTTAGTGACAAACTTTATTTTAGTTGGATTGAAAATAGTTTGTACCTATCTTTAGGTATAATTAAAAACAAACAACGGTTATGTATTCATTAGATTGTAGCTATTTTAAAGCAGAATTTGAAACATTAGAGGAATTAATAGAGTCTGTCATAATTAATGGAATGGATCCGAGTTATGAGGTAACATTTAATGGAGAAGGTACAGGAGAACAAATATTTGATTTGATTCAGATTTGATTTGGTTACCCAAAATATAGTTCGTATATTTAGGTATAATTAAAAACAAACAACGGTTATGAATAAGTTAGTAAACAATATTGCAAATAGGGATCTTCAGGTCTTCCATAAAGAATCTACCGATATGTGCGGTAAGGGAAAATATCGGGTGATTGTAAAGTGTCAGGCCGGATTTATGACTACCAGTACTACTGAGGCGGAATCAGCCATTGAGGTCTTTCGTCGGTATAAGTTAAAATCAGTCCATTCTATCGCTAAGGTTATAAATGATGACTTTGATTCAACGGTCTATGCCCGGGTAGGGAAGAAGATCTGGATTTCAGAAGGTCTACTAGTTGAGATTAAGGTGGGGGATATCAATCAGGATCTCTATAAGACTGCTTTGTATAGTCAGTATCAGTATAAGTCCGTCAATGCGAATTCATGGGAAAGCTACGCCTACCAGATGAATGAGGAGGTTGCTGCTTAAAAAAAAAGTTTAGGAGGGGGTTGGTTTAACTAACCTTCCTTCTTATCTTTAGGTATAATTAAAAAACAAACGGTTATGGAATCAGTAGAAGTTAAAAATCAGACTATCAATTATACTATCAAATTTGGTGGTAATATATATAACCTCTTCTATTACGAAGATTTAATGTCCTATTCAGAGGAATTGACTGAGGCAGTCTCAGGGTTACCGGTATTAGATGAAGATGAATATGAGGAGGTAATGAATTTCTTTGCGGATAATCGCAAATGAGAATGAGTACTCAGTACCGGGTACAGGTGTATATGCAGGGTCCGGGTTATACTAACACATACCTGGTTAATAAAAAAGACTGTACAGTAGGTCTGTACATCAATGCTTACACTCCTGAAGGGGCGATAGAGAGGTACAGAAAGTTTATGAAGTAGTTGCTTAATTGAAATTTAGTTCGTATATTTAGATACAAATTAAAAATAAAGGTTATGAAAGGCTTAGGAAGTAGTTTCAAATTTAAAATCGGTGATAACTTAGTAACTTATGGGGGTGAGGAAGAAGTTATAGTATTAGGTGTAAAACCTAATTTAAAGGAAGCTTTAACAAATACTGAAGATCCTATTACAGTTGAATTACTTCAGCGAGATTTAGATGAAAATTGTATAAATAAGGAAGATGAAGACAAACCATTTTATTTAGTAAAATCAGAATCCTTCCCAGGAAATAAATACTATGTAGAATCTGAATTAGAAGGAAAGTAGTATGAAATAAAATAAAGGTAGTTGCTTAATTGAAATATCGTTCGTATATTTAGATACAAATTAAAAATAAAGGTTATGAATATAAAGTTAAAAGATAATGTATTTGGATTCACTTGGAATTATGAAACAGGTGAAGTAGAAGAAGTATTTACTGAGCAGCTTACTGCAAAGGAAATCCAGTTGATGGGCCGTGTTATGGGAAAAGATATCTGTTTGATACTAGAAGATGCTGATATCGAATTGGTGTTTGGTGAAGATATCGAAACCCGGGACGACTTAGAGGAGATGGAATTAGCAGAAGTATTGGAATTTGTTTAATAAAAGTTAGTTAGGGGGTTGGTTATACTGACCCTCTTTCTTATCTTTAGGTATAATTAAAAACAAACAAAGGTTATGAAGACAGTAGTAGACTACTTAGACACCCTCCCTAAATCTGTAATAGCTTCTTTTGAGGAAGATTATGGAATAAATGGATGGGATTTGCTAATGAGTAGCACAATAGAAGAAGCAAAAGATTTATTGGAGCAATATATAAAATAAATTTTAGGGGAGGAAGTTGGTTCCTCCCTTTTTATTTACTATATTTAGGTATAATTAAAAACAACGGTTATGGATGTACGTGATGTACTTGCTCAAAATGAATTTGGAATGGACTACGACCAGCTAGGTCCAGGTGAGAAGGAATGGGTGAATGATGAAATTGATAACCTCCCCAGTTAGTAGTAGTATCCTACCAGTATAGTTCGTATCTTTAGGTATAATTAAAAACAAACAAAGGTTATGGAAATTAAAACAATAAGAGAGTTAAAAGAAACTTTACAGTTTAATCTAATTACTTACTTAGATGGACATGATGATAAAGTCCTTGATACTATTTGTAAAATAGTAATTGATACAGTCAATAATTACGAAGTAAATAAAAAATAAAGGTTATGGCAAATATGAGTTACTGTCGATTCGAGAATACGTATAGCGATCTTTTAGATTGTTTAGCGAATATTTCAGATGTAGCTGGAAATGAAAGAGATGAACGATATAGGATTCGTTTGATTCAGCTTCTAAAAGAAAATAAAGATTTGATTGAGGAGTTGGAAGATTAGAATATAGTTCGTATCTTTAGATATAATTAAAAACAAACAAAGGTTATGGAAATACTAAAAACAACCACGGAGGTTCAAAAGGTAATCGAGACAATTGTTCAAGACGGCTCAAGCGTTTACATTGTAAAAGATTACTACCAGGCAGATAGCGATAAGATTATTGATACGGTAATAACCACAAAAGATGGTTACGCGGTCGATGACCCTGCTGAATTCGAGTCTATTATCGAATTCCTCGAAGAAAATTAAAATAAAAGTTGGTTCGTGTTAACTTAGTTCGTATATTTAGGTATAATTAAAAACAAACAAAGGTTATGAAAGCAAATGAATTAAATGAAGGGGTTTACGAAGTATTAACTCGCATTACTTACGCCCGAAAAGTGAATAGTTTTAGCGAATCTACTGCTAGCATGTTTATACATCTGTCAGATGAAACCAAAGCGGCTATAAAATCCTTCCCGGTTTTGGATTTCGATGATGATGTTGATTTGATGGATATTTTTACTCTTGATGGAGATCAGCAGTTTTATGTATTTCATAATACGACTACCGATGGATATTTCTTAGTTGATACCCAGGGCTATAATTACCCCCGGTATATCACCCGACTATGGGGTTTCATGAATGAACAAACCGATGATCAAATCGATGATACATTCCTGCGAATGGATGGGCTGGTTCGAATTGCTGATGTTGCGATTTTAAGATCTGTGGTTAAGAGTTTGGCTTTTGATTTGCAGGAAGAAGGATTTGATAGAGCAGATATCATCAATTTCATCGATGCTCAAATCCACGGAGCACTTTTTGAAAAATAGTTGTCTCCTAAGATCTTAGTTCGTATATTTAGGTATAATTAAAAACAAACAAAGGTTATGAAAGATAATAAAGTTATAGTAGATACAGTAATTGATTTGCTAATTGATATCGATTGTGATGGCGAAACGATGGAGTTTATCCTTCATAAAGTAGGAATGGAATATCAGATGCTAAGGCAGTTGATATTAAGTATGCCTTTAGAGCAGGTAGAATATCTTTTGGAAGAACGAAAAGGGTTGGTTAGTTAAAAGTTAGTTCGTATATTTAGGTATAATTAAAAACAAACAAAGGTTATGATAAATGAAATTCAAGATCCCAATCAGCTTACTCTCGGTATTGAAAACCAAGTATTGACTGTTGAGCAAATAGCGCGAGTAGAAGCATTCAAAGAGCGATTGACTAAGAGTAATGAAAATACTAAAGCTTCTTTGCTCCGTAAGCAGGCTCTACTGCTAGAAAATGGCTTTATCGAAGGTAAGGATTTTAGCTTCTCTATGGAGGAGGTAAATGAAGACGCAGATGTTAATGCCAATGGCTGGAATGATAATGAGGTGATAGTTACTGTAGATGTTCGGCGGGTTAATGGTAAGTGTGTGCTACTCTACGATCGTTATGAAGCTACTTCTGATATGATTGTTCAGTCGATAGCAGGTTTTAGTGTCGAGCTAAATAAAGTAGAGTGCCATACTATTAACGGTAATGGCCGGTGGGTTACCTTCCGGAAGCTGAAAGAGAACTTAGCTGAAAAGAACTCAAGTGCTCAATGGGAGATGAGTTCTGCTCGAAATAATAAGTCAGTGCTTAGCTATACTGCTGAAAAGTATCGGAAGCTTGCTCCTGGGGCTGAAGTGACGGTGAGCCGTGAAGGTGCGTCTAGTGGCCGTAGGTACTACTCCTTCGATACTGTGACTGTGAAGTTTCAAAATGGAAATCTATTAGTTGTTGCGCCCAGAAGGAATAATGATGAGGAGTTAGTTCATCGCTTTATCGATGTAACGACTGCTAATAAGAGTGCTGAAGAGCTAGTCCAGTACCTCGGTAAATGAAGACTAAGCTAAAGAGGGTATCAGCTGAGCTGGCGGAGAACCTAAGGAAGTGGGAGCCGGATTTACTCCGGCCCTACTCCGCCGAGAGGAAGCAAGGACCTAAGTACTTTACCTCCATCAAGCAGAAAGATGGATGGGATGAGATAAGCTACTATATAGATTAGATAAGTTAGCCTCCTGGGTAGGGCGCTAATACACCCAGGGTTTGTTTGTCTGGGTTGAGGTCCTTCGGGATCTCTTCCTGGTTACAATAGTTGCCTCCAGAGGATTTAGTTCGTATATTTAGGTATAATTAAAAACAAATAAAAGTTATGTCATCAGTTACAGAAAACGCACTTAGGGAAATCGCTTCAGCTTACGCCCAGGCAGTAGGTGTCCTAGAAGCTAGTATTAAGATCACACTCGAGAGAGGTGCTAGCCTATCTACCCAGGAGAGGGAAGACCTACTAAAGAGAGGTCTAGAGAAATCTAAGGAGATAATCGATAACGCATAAGGGTTGGTCCTTCGGGACCTTCTTCTTATCTTTAAGTATAATTAAAAACAAACAACGGTTATGAAAAGTAAAAAAGGTACAGTAAGTCCAATTATGGAAGTCGTTCTAATCAATGCTCTAAAGCTATGGCAGTCAAGCTTCATTCAGGAGCTAGATCAAATGAAGGCAGAGGGTAAGCGTCCAATGTTTCATCCTAACTGGACCTCGCTCATGATGCAGGACTTCGGTATCGAGTTCGGGATTGAGGAGCTTAAAAATACTCAACCCATCTTAGGGGATTAAGAGTACTCCTGGGTTCAGTTTGTCTTCGCGACCAGCCCAGGATACTCTCCCCTATTAAGAGTTGGCCCTTCGGGGCCTTCTTCTTATCTTTAGATATAATAAACAAACAAACAAAGGTTATGAAAGCAAAAGAAATCAAAGCAATGATGACGGCTCTTAAGAGTAAGGGCATAATGGTATCAGGTACAGCATCAGAGTTCTACGGTGCTAAGGCTTCTAATGAGGGTATATGGGTGGCTGCTGAGTATACCCCCAGTCTATTTGACTACTATAGCGAGGTGTGGGGTGATACATTCGGTGTAGAGCCTAAGCTGAATCAGATGGTGGAAGATAACGGCTGGTACTTTGAATGGCATGACGCCGGTACGATGATGGTCTGGGAGGCCTGAAATTAGAAACTAGGTAGGGGCCTTCGGGCCTCTTTTTTTTTCCCGGAGGTCGGATGGAGGTCAAGGGTAGGTCAGGGCTAGGTCACTGTTACTGCACTGTGCGATAACCATGCTAGTATATTTCACTATACGGTTTTCTCGACGGTATTCTCCAGCTAGTTAAAATAATGCATCGCTGATAGATTTTAAGGTATACTAATATATATTTATATATAGTAAATAAGGGTACAAGTACTTCAACGGGTTAATTAATTAGATTTAGTTGAGGTAAGATCCTTCAACTCCCTTTTTGTTTTTTCTTCAAGCTTATCCACCCTACTGTCAACATGACGGTAGACTGCCTCCAGGTCCCGCCTTATAGCGTTATCCTGTTCATTACTAAATTCGTATAACCTTTGCTCAGCCTTCTCAAAATTCGATACTTCTTTGATAAGGTTTTTAATTGCCATGTAATTCATAAACGTAACCGCAACTACTACCGAAGTAATAACAGCACCTACACCTAAAAGAAATGATATTGTTTCCATATTATATATTTTATATATGTCAAAGCACTTGTAGCACCCTTACTACGGTTTTAATATAAGAACTTTTGGGGGTAAAACCAACTATTGACGGGAAAATTTTCCGGAAAAAAATTCTACTATACAGTTGCCTATATAAGTATATCTTTATATATTTAATATTATAGGAGAATCTCTATTTATATAAAAAACTATGAAACTCATCTCTGCTTTACTCCAGGAATCTATCTCGGGTCTTTTTACCAACAGTATTAAGGACTTTGGCAATGATGAATATAATGTTTTTGCTACAGGCTACAGGATGTTAGGTGGGGAGATTACCTCCGGTGATGGTTTTTTGCAGGGATCTCGTGAGAATATGATAGATTTTAAGTTTACACCCAGTATCGTATCACCGGATTACGGTCATTTTGCTTTTGATAACGTATCTTTACTTAATTACATCAAGACTAAGTTGATGGATACGGATTTGCGTAGGAAGATGGGGAAGGAATTCAATATTGCACCCGTTGCTAAGGATTTCGAGAGACAGATCCTTATAGCAGCCGGTAATAGCGCCGTTGATATCGTCTCAAGACTAGGCCGGCATAAGAAGGTGAACTAATGAAACCTCTATCCCCTACCCTGTTTGAGCTCTTTGACTACGATGATCAGAACGATCTCCGGCAGGAAGGCTTGACGGGTGCGGTTTTGGATTACACCCAGCACCCGTACATCATCTTCGGGACCTTCATTCGGTCGGTTGAAAACTTCTATATCATCTGCCAGACATACCGCAATACATACGGGGAGAAATTTGATAAAATTGAGGAGCGCTTAAAGCACCAGTACTTTAATAGAGTGTACGGGTTCCTAGAAAGGTTCGATGAGACGCAATTGGAACACATAATTGAGGCCCGGCAGTTCACCGACTCAGAGATACTCTATGCAGTCAAGTCCGTGCTAGATTTTTATGAGTCTATAGAAGATTACAGAAAATGTGATAGGCTATGGAAAATACTTCTGCTAACGGTAGGAGAAAAAGTTGGTAGAACCTAAATACTTTCTTATCTTTAAGTATCAATAAAAAATAAAGGTTATGTTTGGTATTATTATTTTATACTTGTTAATAGGAGTTACGTTTAACTACCTGTGGGATGTTACTATCTCATATACCGGTTCGGAAGAGAATCGCTTCACTGTCAAAGAACGGCTTATTGTGTCTATGATCTGGCCTGTGGCTTTAGGGTTTGGTCTAGCAACGTTTATAGCCGCTCTCTTTAAAAAATAAGTTATGTCTTTAAAGAAGTTATCCTTTGACGAGGCTTTGGAGTTAGAATCCGAATCTCTTATTACTATCTACGATTTTCATCCTGATGCTACTGAGCTCCAGTACCACGCTCGGGCCAAGGAATGGTTCCAGAATTACTCTGATGTCCGGTTTAAATTCCGTCAGCATTCACCGTCCGAAGTCTCTAATATGTTAAACTGTGATTACCGCATTGATGTCCCGTTACCTTTTGAGCCTGAGACTAACACCCACGCCTGGAAATTCCTTTATGCCAAGTTAACTGAAGACCTTGTCAAGTTCAAGCAGTATCATTCTAAGGGCAGCTTTGTCTATGTTTTAACCAATCCCGCCTATCCGGACTATGTCAAGATCGGTAAGGCTGTTAATCCTTTACGGAGAGTGGAGCAGATCAACGGACCCGGTGTTGTTTCGGAATGGTCACTTCGGTACTCATTACCGGTAGAGAATGACTATATGATAGAGCATTCCGTTCATGAGTATCTTGTCAATCACCGGCAGTCCACCGACCAGGGTTCCTCAAGAGAGTTTTTTAACGTAACCCTAGACCGTGCCATCGAAGTAATTGAGATGATGGGGGAAAGAACCAAGACCGGTGCCGGGATATACTATTAGTAGGGATTTGCGGGTCGACTTGGTGCGCGGCGCGGCGCGTGTTAAAACCTTTTTTCTAAACCAGTTGTTTCGCATTGATCTAGTTCGTATATTAAAAACGAAGGGGAAGAGAAAAAGGGAGAAGGGAAATATACTTAATATATTATAATATACTAGATATAGATAATATAAATTAATAATATATTTTAATAATAATTAGTAAGCAGATATGAAAAATAAAACTATATACCAAGACAAGATAAGTCGACTTGAATCTCAAATTAGGAAGATCGAGCACAACGTTGCAACACTTAATCGTGATGCAGCTTACGTAGAACTTGATAAAGCAAGAGAGATTCTTAGAGATATGCAAAGTATGGTTAACCGAGAAGAAGAATATTTTAAATCCTAACTATGATACTTACACCCGAACAGGTAGAAGCTAATTGGACCCGTCATCTTCAATATATTGAGGACTATATCACCGGAGACCGTAAGGAAAAACTTAAAAGTACCTATCAAGCACTAGCAGACCACATGGTCCTTGCTCCTGCCTCCTCTAAAACATGGTATCACAACGCTTTCCCCGGTGGATACATCGAGCATGTCAATAGAGTTGTTGAATTATCGCTAAGGACTATGAAGTTCTGGGGTGTTTCCGGTGCAGAAATCGATTTTACCGAAGAAGAACTTGTTTTTGCTGCTCTAAACCACGATTTAGGTAAGATCGGTGACGGAGAACAGGATGGTTACCTACCTCAAACCGATAATTGGAGGAGAGATAAGCTAAAAGAGGAGTATTCTATCAATACTTCCCTAGATTTTATGCTTATTCAAGACCGATCCCTATATCTCCTCCAGAAATACGGTATTTCCATGTCTCAGAAAGAGTATTTAGGTATCAGACTACATGATGGCATCTTCGATGATGCAAATAAAGCGTATTTCTTCAATCATAACCCGGATTCTAGGTTCAAAACCAACATAGTCTTCGTTCTACACCAGGCCGATTTCATGGCTTCTAAGATAGAATACGATAGATGGTTGAAAACAGGGGGTAAAACAGCTCCTAACAACGAAAAACTTAAGACTTCTACAGGAAAAACTGTTAAATCTTCAGAAGGCCTCAGTAATTTACTTAAAAATATATAAAAAATGTTGGTTTTAATCATTTTATTAGCTATATTAGTGGGAGTCCTCGGGTTCTCTACATGGAATCTCCTTAAAAAACTAGAGAAACTAGAGGATACCGTTCAAAATCAACAGAAATACGTTGAGGATATCTCCAATGTTCTCGAGGATTCAAGCAAAAGGTTACGTGAAATCGACAGTAAGGGGAGCTTTAGCTCCGATGACGAGGTGGGTTTCTTCTTTGAAAACTTAAAACAAATACAGAGTGTCCTCGATGCCTACATCCTTAAGTAATACATGGGCAGAAAGAAAAGTGATACTAACTATTTCACGCAAGACACCGAAGACGCAATTGTAGCGTACAATAACTCGAAAGATGTAACCTTTCGTCAGAAGATTTTCACGGATAAAATCTATTATCCGTTCTACAAACTAGTAGAAAACATTATTCACACCTTTAGATTCTACTACACCGATGTGGAAGACCTAGAGGACTTAAAGCACGAGGTTATCTCCCTACTTATTGAGGAGAAGATACATATGTTTGATTCAACCCGTGGTGCGAAAGCATACTCTTACTTCGGGACTATCGTCAAAAGGCATCTTATTAACTATAACAATAAGAATTATAAGCGTTTAAAGTCTCTAGCACCGGTTGAAGACTTTAACGGCACCTATGACTTAGATACAGCCGATGTAAGACCTTACGCATTTACACTCAGGCAGATCTTTGACATATATATCGAGAGGACTTATGATAAGTTAGATGACCTTTTTCCTAAAGAGTCCGACCGCAAGGTCGCTGATGCGATACTCATTCTCTTTAAGAAGCGTTATGATTTAGATATCTTCAAGAAGAAGGCTTTATATATTTATATCCGAGAGATGACAGGTACCGAGACTCCGTACCTCACCAAAGTCATCAACGTACTCAAGACAGAATTCTACCAACTATACAACGGACTAGAAGAACAAGGATTAATTGATCTAAAAAACTAACCTTTCTATTTATAAAGAAAAGGCATGGCACTAGACAAGACTTTGTTTAAGGATAAGACTTTCTCCGACGTCTTAGAAGAGATATATAATAACTCAAAAAAGAAGGATAAGCAGATCACCGCTCTAATTGGAGAGCTTAAGCCGCTGGTTGAAAATATCGGTGACGCTACCCTAGTAGTCCCTATGATCGCTAACTACCTAGAGATAGGAGTTAAGAACGATGAAATGCTAGTAAAGATGCTCACCATAGTCCAGAGGATGGACAACGCTAAATCATCAGGCGATACTGCAGGGTTTGAGTTAGGTGCTGAAGAACTTGCACAGATTCTAGACCAGGCCAATGCCCTGGCACAGGAGAAGTAATGGTTGATACTAGAAATAGCTTAGGCTTATTCGTTAGGTCAGCAAACCCAGCAGTAGCTAGAGGATCTAAACAAGCTTTCCAAGCCGGGAGAGTTGTAAAAGTTAACCTCGATCCAAACTTTCCCGATTTAGTAGGAAGCGTACATTATAAGATTCTCGGAAAAGTAACTGACAATCTACCCGCCGAGCAGTACCCCATCGCTTTTCCTCTCCAGTCTCATATCAGACACCTGCCGCTAGTTAACGAAATCGTACTTTTAGTTTCAGCAGCATCAAAAAATCTAGATAGTTTAGCTATTAGTAAAACGGTCTACTACTTAGATGTAGTAAATATATGGAACTCTCCTCATTTTACTGGCTTCCCCGAAGACACATCTTCCGACCCCAAGCTCGGGGAGTACTTTGAGGAAAAAGTAGATATAAATCCAATGCTACCATACGAAGGAGATGTCATACTAGAAGGTAGAAACGGGCAATCACTTAGACTCTCTCAGACAGTACCTAATCTCACGCCCTGGGGAGGTACAGTGAAAGGAGACCCTATAACCATTCTGAGTAACGGACAGGTAGCAACTACAAACGGGTTTGAGTTTATTACTGAAAATATAAACGAGGATTTTAGTTCAATATATTTAACTTCAACTCAAACAATCCCCTTAGTAGAGAGCAGCGTTAACAGAAAATCATACTCTCAAAAACCAACTGAGACTAAAGCCTACAAAGGTAACCAGGTACTGCTTAGTAGCGGTAGAATTTACCTAAACGCCTCTACTGACCACATACTACTATCCTCCCCTCTATCAATAGGACTATCAGGAGATACGATTAACATCGATTCCACTAGCACCACTATTATTGAGGCAAATAAAATTGAGCTAGGGAAAAACGCTCAAGAACCTGTACTCCTCGGGAGTAGAACTACCGCACTACTTGAAGATCTACTCAATCAACTCTTATCTTTATCAATTGATTTGCAAGCTGCAATCTCTCTACCAACCGGAGGGCCGATAGTTCAGCTACAGAAAGCAGGAGTTGATATGGCAAGTAAAGTAAGCACGCTGAAAGGGCAGCTTGAAGGTTTAAAGTCGAAAAAAACCTTTACAAAGTAATGGCACTACAGGGTTTATTTGGAGTACTTCTAAGCCAGCGTGCTAAGCTAGAGCAGACCGTCATCTCACAGCTCAGTGTTTTATTAGAGCCCTATCAAGAGTTTTTAGATTCTACAAAGGACCCTGAAAGCCTTAGACAATTCTGTCCCACACCAGAACAGCTCCTGATACTGATAGCAACCAAAGATAACATAGAGAGCTCAGTAATAGCATTACAGCGGAGAGTCACTTCCCTACAGACCATCTTACAGCGAGTGCAGGTAGTTTTGATAGCTATACCTCCGATTATCACTATTATAAAAGCCCTACCCACTCCTAATCAGTTTACTACTACAGGCTTTGTTCTCACCCTTGGTGATAGACTGGAGAAGGTAAAAGAGCTCTCGCAAAAATACCGTGGAGAGGTTGCTGCAGGAACCTTCGTACTATCTACGATTAACAGCACCTTTGCTACGATTCTAGGACTATTGCAGAGCTTAGATAGAATAATCGAGATTTGTGCCCCCAACCTTGTTAGTGAAAATGAAGAAATTAGAGCACTCTCTCAATCCCTTAATCAATCCATCACCCAGTTTAACAATTCCTACAAAGAGTATAAAATAGAGATAAGGATAGTGGATAGGCAAGCCGTAGCTCCGCAGCGCTACGCAGTAGCTATCGACCGGTTAGGGGTAGTGGTGCTAGAGGGTAGACCGTCCTTTAGCTCATCAACACAAGTACTTGTAGATGAAATTAAGTTTAGAATTGATCAACTAATTATCTAAATCTATTTATAATTATGAAAGCCAGTGAATTTAAAGAAATAATTAAAGAGGCAGTAAGAGAAGCTATTCAAGAGGAGTTAAAAACCATCCTCTCTGAAGCAGTGCATACCCCTAAGTCCTCAGTCTCTAGTCCTGCTTTTGAGAGCGTTTACCAAGCACCCAAGCAGCAACCCTTGCAGTTTACAAGCGGTAATCCGCTTATGGAAGCACTTAATATGACAAGCAGAGCCATGACTTCTGAAGACTACCAGAGCGGTAATACTCAGTCACCGAGCACCGTTAGAGCTAATATGTCTGAGATGTTTGCAGGTAGTTCTTACTCCGCCAAACCGACTTACAAACCAGTCTCTGAAGACCCCAGGGCAGTAGCATCAGCAATCGCTGCAGCACCTAAAGTAGGATTAGATCTCTCTCAGTTGGGTTTTGTTAACAAAGCAGCCGCTATCGTAAAGCTAGCTGATAAGAAGAGCCAACCATATGGCTTTTAACGTACGTAGGATTAACCCACTCGATCTACAGCCTAGAAAAGCTGTAGGAGTAGCTCTCCCCTTCCAGGGCAGAGCTGTTTTTAACTCTACCTACACCACTAAAGATGCCACCAGGACAAATTTAATAAATTTCTTTTTAACAGGGCAGAATGAGAGAGTTTTTAATCCTAGATTTGGATCTGGAATTAGAAATTTACTTTTTGAAAACTTAACTCAAGAGAGTATTGATATTGCTACCGAGAATATTACGCAAGGCTTGCAGATATATTTCCCGCAGGTCGAGATAAGGAATTTGCAATTAGTTCCAATTTACGATGAAAACCTTGTAAACTTTGAGCTAAAATACGCTATTAGAGAGACGGGAATAACTGACGAGCTTACAATAAATTTTGAACTATAATGGCAGAGGAAAGAGACATAAAGTACATTAACAAGTCGTTTAGTAGCTTCAAACAAGAGCTAATAAACTACACTAAGAATTACTTCCCAGACACATACAACGATTTCTCACCAACTTCGCCCGGTACGATGTTTATAGAGATGGCTGCTTACGTAGGAGATGTACTAGCCTTCTACCAAGACACCCAGCTACAAGAAACCTACCTACAGTACGCCCAGGAAAGTAAGAACCTTTACGCACTCGCATATGCGATGGGATACCGTCCAAAAGTAAGCACAGCATCACAAGTGATTCTAGATGTTTACCAAACTGTACCTGCTAAGCTAGTAGGAGGCCAGCAAGTACCTAATTACGACCAAGCTCTAACAGTACTAGGCAACACACAACTTCAGTCAACTACAGGGTCTCCTGTAAAGTTTTTAATTGAGGATACAGTAAACTTCGGATTTTCAAGCTCCTACGATCCAACTGAAGTTAGTATCGACTCATCAACCGGCAATACGATTAATCTTTTTCTACTAAAAAAACAAGTAAAAGCTATCTCTGCAGAAGTAAAGACCCTAACCCTGCCAGTAGGTGCGCCTGAGAAGTTTAAGACTGTAAATATAACTGATGATAATATCTTAGGTGTTTTAGACATCGTGGAGACCGGGAATACCAGATGGTACGAAGTACCTTATCTAGGTCAAGATACTACATTTGTAGAGCAGACGAATCTAAGCTCCGACGCCAGCACCACACCCTACAGCTTGCAGGTACAAAAAGTACCTCGAAGATTTGTTACCAGGTTTACGTCTACAGGCACTCTTCAGGTACAGTTCGGAGCAGGTACATCAGGACAGAGCGACTCCATAATAACACCAGACCCTACTAATGTAGGCTTAGGAGATCAGATTATAGGTGTGTCAAAAATCGACACCGCCTATGATCCCTCCAACTTTATGTATACTGGAGCTTACGGATTAGCACCCGCAAACACAACTCTTACCATCAGATATCTTACAGGCGGTGGTGTTGAAGCTAACGTACCTTCAGATACCATCACAACTATACTAGCCTCCTCAGTAACAGCAACTGTGACAGGTTCAGCAAATAGTCTCCTTTTTACAAATCCTAATCCTGCAGACGGTGGTAGGGATGGAGATACTTCTGAAGAAATCAGGCAAAACTCACTTAGAAGTTTTAACGAACAGTTAAGAACAGTAACAAGAGATGATTATGCTATCCGCGCTCTTTCAATGCCTCCTAAATTTGGTACAGTAGCTAAAACTTATGTAACACAAGATCAGCTAACGAGTAGTAATTCTACGACTGATAGCATAATTGACAGTAATCCTCTTTCCCTATCTCTTTACATCCTATCATACGATGGGAATAAAAAACTCGCTACATCTAGCGCTACTTTAAAGTCCAATTTAAAGACTTACTTAGGTCAGTATAAGATGATTACGGATGCAGTTAATATAAAAGATGCTTTTATAGTGAATATAGGAATTACTTACGAGATTATAGTATTACCTAATTTTGCAGGAAGAGATGTACTATTTAACTGCACCAAAGTTCTTAAAGATTTTTTTGCAATAGAAAAATGGAATATTAACCAAAGCATCAACCTATCTAGTCTCTTCCCGTTACTAGACAGAGTCAAAGGAGTCCAAACAGTCCAGAGTATACAAGTCACTAACAAGGTTGGAGGTAGCTACTCTCAGTACGGATACGATATCAAAGGAGCAACCAGAAACAATACCGTTTATCCCTCCTACGATCCCTGCATCTTTGAAGTAAAATTCCCAGACACCGATATAATCGGACGAGTAACTTCATTATAGGGTATTTATTATAAACTATGGCAATCTATAGAATTTTTCCCGACAAAACAGCAACTCTCTATTCAAGGTACCCGCTTTTCAATACCGGTCTTGATGAGATAATGGAAGTAGACTCCTACTTCGTAGGAGATATCGGGTATGTAGCTAGAACTGTCATAGCATTTAATACCCAGGAGCAGAAAGATTTAATCAACAACGAGATATCTTCTTCTCTTGCAACTAAAGGACTTAATCTTCTTAATTTCTCTTCTTCATTAAGAGCATATTTAGCTGAAGGTAAAGAAGTTCCTATCGAGTATAAAGTAGAAGCTTATCCTCTGTTTGATAGCTGGGCTAGAGGAACCGGAAAGTTTGGCGATGTTCCTTATGCAACTGATGGAGTAACTTGGACCCTAACCAACCCCCCTACCAGCTGGACTAACCCTCCAGCAGCCAATACCACAGCTTCGTATTCCGGAAGCGGAGCTGTAGAGGGAGGACTATGGTACACCGGCTCCAACGGGATTAGCTTATATCATTCCCAAACCCATACCGTCAACTCTACCCACGACCTAGATATAGACGTTACTAATTCAGTAAAGCTACACTACTCTCATTCAATAGGTCAGACCCAATACGGTCTACCAAACAACGGTTTTATATTAAAGCTTACCGGAAGCTTAGAGTTTGGAACCGGGAGTTTAGTGTTTCAAACCAGTAGGAATATGTTCCTAAAGTACTTTTCCGCCACCACCCATACCATCTACCCGCCCGCTTTAGAGTTTAAATGGGACGATACTGTTAGGAGTACCACCTTAACTCAAGTCACGGATGATAACCCCGTCATCACTTTGAGCAATAATAAAGGCAACTACACTAACGAAGGTAAGCAAAGATTCAGACTAAGTGTAAGGCCGAAGTACCCCACTAGAACCTTTGCAACTAGCTCAAGCTACCTAACAAATTATGTTCTTCCCGCCACTTCGTACTGGGGCCTTAGAGATGAGAACACTGAAGAGATGGTAATAGATTTCGATACTACATTTACTAAAATTAGCGCTGATAATACCGGCAACTACTTTGATGTATATATGAGCGGCATTCAGCCTGAACGTCACTACAGGGTCCTTATTAAGACTGAGATCAGCGGTACTACTACTATAAATGATGGCTCAAATACTTTTAAAGTTGTAAGAAATGGCTGAAGAAGTACGTCTAAGTAGGACTGTTTTAGATCGCAATAAATTTAACGCAGTCGTTGACAGGTCTTTCAAAACCTTTGTAGAACCAGTTCCTGAACAGGATCCAGACACAGTACAAGAACTGTTTAGACTTTACGATAAGTTATTCTTTACTATTCCCATAAGGGGAGAAACCAACTCCCACGAACACCTAGTAAAGAGAAGCTCAGAAGTATACTCTTCTGAGGATAAGTCAGCTGAAATTCAACCCTTACTAGACGAGATTGCACAACTCCGTCAGGAGCTTTTAGAAAGCAGTACTGAAATAGTAAAACTTAGTGCACAGGCAGTTCAACAATCAGAAGTCTAATGGCAGAAACTACATACATATTAACTGAAGAAGTTCCAAATGTAGAAGGAATTAACAGCTACTCAGCCGAAGATACAGGGTTAGTAGATCAGTATATTATTAATTCTGAGTTTAACTCTACAACTGACCTTATCGAGCTATCGATATACGCTCAAGACAACACCCTACTCCAGTTAATCCCAAACTACACCGGGTATAAAGAGCTAGGTAACTCAGCAAGCGCAGGTAAGGAAGGAACTAGCGTTCTCTATATTGACCCTATTCAAGATAGTCAAACTCTAGGTTACAACCAAGGAGGAGTCTCTTTACTCTACAACTTCTTAAGAAACATCTCAGATGTAAGCCTATTCATTTCAGAAATTTCTCCCGATAGAACGGAAATAAAAGCTAAGACTCTAGAAGAAGTCCCCGAGCTGTTGCTTGCTATAGCTGAGCTTCAAAAAAAGCTAAATACATCAACCTACTTTTACGACTTTAGGTTAAATTTTTTAAACGGCACCCTTTTAATAGGGATAAATGTAAATGTAGATAGCGATAGAAACATCGTAATAAAGCTCTACGAACCCCTGCCAGCTTCAATTAACACTAAAGTAAACTTTAGATTAGTAGAAGTAGTAAGCGATAGTGTAAATTACAGTATTGAAGCTGTAACGCAGCCGGATGCAGAAGTATTCCCCATACTGAGAGGTCCCAACTTCACATCAGAACTTGATGGACAATCAGCTCAACCAACTGAATTTCTAGATTATAATCAACTATATCTCTTTCCAGTTACTAGTAGTTACTACAGGTTATTAAATCAAGTAAGTCAGAGCGGAGCCGAAATTAATATTGACTATGCTGACTACAATAACTTCGTTCACTTCTCCTCAGCTCAAGAGAGGTTAAACAATTTTGCATATAAACTTGAATTAATACAAACTTACACTAGTGCATCTAACGCAATCAGTACAGCACTCAGCACAACCGCATCCCTAGCTTCCTCTACAAGCGTAACGTTCTACCAAAACTTAGTTAAGGGCGTAATAGAGAAATTTGATGGGTACGATAACTACCTATTTTTTGAAAGCTCTAGCTCTACTTGGCCAAAATCAGGAAGCACCTTACCGTACGTAAACTTTCCAGTTAGCAACGCCACAGCGATTAACTGGTTTAATTCACAGTCACTAGTCGCCTCACTTTATGATGAGGTAAATCAGAGTAGCCTAGTCTACACGGTTCCTGAATTTATTAGACAAGACACTTCTAATGCTCCGTATTCATTATTCTTAAATATGCTGGGACAGCATTTTGATAGCTTATGGGTATATGCTAGAGCTGTAACCGATAAGTACAATGCTGATAATAGAATAGACTACGGGATATCAAAAGACCTAATAGGGGAGGTACTGAAGAGCTTTGGAGTTAAACTTTATAGCTCAAATTTTTCAATCGCTAATTTAAGCTCGCTATTCTTAGGTGAGTTTTACGATAGCGGATCCGAGCAGATAAGTTCATTTGTAACTGCATCAAACCTCCCCACACCCGATAGAGATCTGCTTGCAGAGACTTACAAAAGAATCTACCACAACTTACCTTACCTTATTAAATCAAAAGGTACTGAAAGAGGTTTAAGAGCCCTTATCAATTGTTTCGGTATTCCAAGTGGGTCACTTCAAGTAAGAACTTACGGAGGTGTAAATACTCTAACCCCCACCCCCTACTTCGGACCTACTGCACTGACCGGCAGTAATATCAGGCTAGACAACACCGGAAGCATTACCTCAGGAAACACTCTATCATACTATTCTACAATTCAGCAAAACAGTAAGAAGTATACTCAAGATCTAAACATCGTAGAGGTAGGATTCTCTCCCGCTTACAATTTAGATAATTTTATAAGCAGCAGTATAACTTCGAGCTTTGATTTAGATCAATACATTGGTGACCCTAGGTACCTATACCAACCCGGATATAATAACGATACGTACGGAAATTTAAACAGAGTAGCAGAAACAATACTCTCAGGCTCTTCAGCCTACGACGTACGTGACTTCGTGAGGTTAATAAAATTCTTCGATAATCAACTTTTTAAGATGGTTAAAGATTTTGTACCTGCCCGGGATATCACATCCTCGGGTATAATTATAAAACCTCATATCCTAAACAGAAGCAAGGTAAAATCCGTGCAATCCTCAGGAACAAGACCTGAATACACAGGTTCGATAGATACTGCATTTATCACAGGATCAAACGGAGGAGTGCTAGCTGACTACAGCACCGCCCACAGTCAAAGTCTGCGAACTCCATCAGGGCTATTAGTAAAGGTCTTTAATGCTAATGAAGAGACTATCAACGGTGAATTAGGGGGATCAAATTTAAGATTATATACCGGTAGTTTAAATCCCAATAATCCGTTTAAAAAGTTAGAACAGCCCCTTTTAACTTTTGATATTATTAACACAACCAGCCCAACATCATTAGCGGGCAGTATTCCAGCTGGAGATATTTATATCTGGATTGAATCTAACACAATCCTCTCAGAAGAACCGCCAGCTCCCCCAGCCTAAGCATAAAGAGTAAACATAAATGCCTGCTATAGAAACATATTTTACCGTTCGGAAACTTAGGATTAGTAAAACTAGTGCTAACGGAGTTGATATTACAAGACAACTCGAGAACGTTGAAGAAATTATTATACCCCACACCAGTGCTGTAGGTAATACTCCGTCCGCCACTCTTACCTATACAATTTTTGGAAGGCAGGAACTAAGCGACTCCTACATCTTTGACGTAACAGTCGGTGGCAATAATATTTCCGGATCAGATCAAACTGTAGTTAGTACTATCTTTGAACCTTTTACTTCGGAAAACTTTGATAACTCTGACTTTAACGCCCTCTTCAACAACGCCGTTACCCCAGCTAACACCGCTAACGTTCAAAAAGTTGATTATTCTACCAATCCAAACATTCCTGTAAACATAGTTGCAATAAGAAACAATATAGCCGAGCGAGCGGACGTTCAAGAACTCCTCCACACAAGCCCGGGTCTAATCAGCGGCCGGTACGGAGGTAAGCAGCTAACTGGACAGTTCATTAATGAATTTAGAAACGGGGATAAGTCTTATGGTAAAACCCCAGTTATCGAGCACACCACCCCCTACTTCTGTATATTTGACTACATATCCGGCTTCTCACCCGAGCACAACAAAGCCAACGCTATTGTAATATCTTACATTGTAGACGAATTAGGAAACCTAACAACCCCCGACTCACCCACCGCCCTGCCGATCTTACAGCAAGGATTCCCTTCAGACTCTAAGTTTGAGATATCAATACAATCTTCAGCCATAGGAGGAACAGAGGCAAAGTTACTGGGGATGAACGAAGTTTTACGGTCAGGAGTAAGGGTTGAACCTATACTCTACAGCTATACAGCCTCCCAGTATCTAAAGCCAGCATACTCCGCCTCACACCAGCTTGAGTTCGATGTTGATGATAGTCTTCAGACATACGATGCCGCAGCATCAGGATCAGGTACTCAATCTCCATCAACCTCATACCCGGTTACAACTGCCGTTACTTTTTCACTCGAAAGTAAAGACGACCTAAGTAATTACAACACAGGCACCTCTAGGTATTCATTTTCTCAAGATACTCAACAGCCGGTAAAATTCTCAGCTTATATTGAACATGAAGGAACTGCCTACGATACCGGCTACGGATTCGTAGCAGCACAAGTGAATTATAGGATAGAGGTTAGCAGTGACGGAACTTTTAATTCAAACACGATATCTACTTTAGCAGCGCAGACAGCTACCTACACTTCTAGCACACCGTCTGGAGATATCGATCTTCAAAGCAACTTTAGTAATTTTAATAGCGGATCGGTAGTCCGGGTAGTAGTACAGCCTAGAGATTCAAACCTAGACACCCTACAACTATTTGGAAGATCTTTCCAAGCAACTAGTTTTGCATCCGGATCAACGTTTGTAGCTCAATCAGATAACGGACAAGGATTCTTCTTCGCTACAGGAAGTGCTGCAACCAATACTACCTTAACCGCCAGTATTAGTCTTTCTTCAAAATATGATAATTTATATATTGGAATAAGAAACGCAACTGCAGCAAACCAAGGATTCAACACAGTAACCCTTCCTTTTACGGTCCAGCCCGGTGACGAAATTAAATTTAATAACGATGAAGCTAGAACTTTTCTAGTAACAGCCGTACAGGAACCCTCACAGAACACCGAACAGCTTCTTTATATAACTTTAGACTCTAAACCAAATAAAGCAGCCAACAAGGACTTCTTTGCCATTCGCAGGTACATCCCCTCCAGTAATATGATATTAATGAAAACTGACAGAGTAAGAGGAACTCAGAGTAACGGAATATTATTCCCTGAATACCCTTCTGCTAGACTAAAAGCAAACTACGAAAGAATAATCTCCGACCTTAAAAACAAAGGTATTTTATAAAAGACATATTTATTAGTATAAACCACTAAAACATGGCATATTTAAACAACTCTGTAGTAACAGTAGATGCTATCCTAACCAAGAAAGGTAGAGAGCTTCTAGCAAGAGGCGATGGATCGTTCAGGATCACGCAATTCGCTCTATCTGACGATGAAATCGACTACACCCTTTACAATGTAACTCATCCTTCAGGATCCTCGTATTACGGCGAGGCTATAGAGAATATGCCGCTACTTGAAGCATTCCCGGATGAGACTCAAATTATGAAGTATAAGCTCGTGACTCTTCCTAGAGGTACAGCTCGTCTACCGGTCCTCAACATTGGCTACTCTACGATTACGCTAAAGCAAGGAGCCTCTCTAGCAATTACTCCTCAGACTCTTAATTTCTTAGGAGCTAATCAAACCTTTGAACCAAGTGGCTACACAGCCACTATTGCAGACGTAAGAGTTCTTGCAACATTTAACGGAGTAGGTATTAATACTGAAGAAGCAAACAGGTTGAACACCACCACGACTCTCGGTACTAATGTATCTAAGACAGTGATCGGTACTTCAATTAATCTCTCAGCTACAACAGTTAATACATTGTTTGGCACTACTACTCAACTACAGACTACCCTCACGTTAATAGGTAGAGATTCTGGAGCAAGACTTACCATTCCAGTAACCATCACTAAATCAAACTAATAAGATATGTCATTTAAGAGATTCGAAGCTGACGATTTAGTAGTAAGCGCTGAGCCAGTATCAGCTCCAGTTTGGAGTACAAACACTCCAATACTTTCAACTTTTTTCACCTCCTCAACCCAACCCACCTCCACCTCCGGGAACTACTACCTAGATATTTATCAGACCGGATCACAGCTCAACGGCTCAGAAGTACAGTTAGCAATAGCTTATGGTGACGCTGCTGGCCTAGGAACCGCACCCTATAACAGCGCAGTTCCGGGCTACTCCCCAACCAAAACAGTCTACGGGCAATACCGGACATTGGTATTAGGTGATGAAGAGAGCTCATTTAAGTTCGGAGGTAGTATTACCAGCGACTACTTCTACGCAATCAGTATCGACAGAGATAGGTATAGAGAATCCCTATTACCAGGAACCTTCAACCTAACGCTTACTAATGGCGCAAACACCCTTAAGCTTACTGACAACAGTGCAGCTACATCTACTATTCAATTCAATGATGCAGGAAGAGTTTTTGAAGTAGTAAGCGGATCAAACGGAACTCCCACTACAGTGGTAAACTCAACAGGCTTTACATTAGCATCAGGATCTTACGGATTTTTCTTACCAGATATCGGTACGATACTTTTGAGCGGTTTAGCATTAAGCGGATCAGCAGCTCAAGGCGGAATCGGACTATCGATCAATAGAGGAACCACAGCCCCAGCCGTCACCGCTACTAACATGGCCAAGCTCTACGATGCTATTAAGGCAGGAGCAGCATTCCAGCTTAATTACCGAGAGACAGTATCTTCACAGTTTGTATTTACAAGGGTAAGAAACAGTGAGTTTAACTACTCCACTAACCCCTCTTACGTCACCGGGTCAGGAGATCTAAGGATCAGTAATATGGTAAACGCACCTCAGAGCTACATCACTTCAGTTGGTATGTACAATGACAACAACGAACTGCTAGCGGTTGCAAAGCTATCAAGACCCCTACTAAAGGACTTCACTAAAGAAGCATTAATTAGAATCAAGCTTGATTTCTAAATGAATGAGTGCATTTATACGACTAAACAAGCAGGATGCATTCGTAGTACCTTATACTGCGCATAAATCATTTTCCTTACCGTACTTCAGCGACAGCGGGAGTGCAGGTGTAGAGTTCTATATCGGAACTAGGGATAGAACATCCCTTTTCTCTTCGTCATCCTTAAAGACACAAAATCAATACTCTAGCTTAGTATTTGATTCTATAAATCATCTATATTATTCGAATTTCAGTTCTTCAGTCGAAAGCGGTAGTTTTGAAAATTACAACCAATCTACTCTGTTCTACTCCCGGAGCCTGACTCTCACCGACAGCACAGACATCTTTGTAGTAGATATTCGAAGGGATAGATTCGGAGAAGCAATCAAGCCTTCAAGCTTCACTCTTATAACAGGTTCGATAACTATCGCCGACGACGGAGAAGGGAATTTGCAAATTGCAACCGACACCACGTTAACAATCCCGGTACTAACCTTCTATTCTGAATCAGCCCAGTTTGTAAGTTTTGACGGCTCCGCTCAAATCACCTTAGATCCAACTACCCCTCCTGCACAGTATACATTTGCCTCAGCGTCATGGCAAGGATCAGCAATCAAAAGCCCTTTCTACTTGGTAAGTTCTACCCAGATACAAGAGATTGATAGCCGAGGGATTATCTATGATGCAACTACAGGAGTAATGACAACTGATAGCTCAGTTTATGAGTTTGCTGATCCAACAACTGACATAGGGCCAGTAGAGATACTTTTTGTTTCAAGCTCTAATGTAGATTATACTATAGGGGGAGGTACTAACGTAGGTAATATTTTCTACCCGCACGGGGTAGGCGTTATCAGCAAAACCGATCAACTAGTATCCTTGTTAAAAAATTCTGTTGGTTACGGTACTAATGTAAACTGGCAAGCCTCCCACACCATCTTCCAGCATCAGTACCGCTGCCGGGTGAATGAAAGTAGTTTAAACTACTCTCAGAACCCTTCCATCAAATCAGGCAGCAACGGAGAAACTTACAACTTCGCAACCGGGAGCTACTTCCAGCCCTACATCACAACGGTAGGACTTTACAACGATTCAAACGAACTCATAGCAGTAGCTAAGCTAGGTCAACCGATACCTAAATCCAGGTACACGGATATGACTTTTGTTATCGCACTAGATATTTAATATCATGACAGAACCTACCTGGACTTACAAGGGTAGGATGATCACTAAAATTTCCGATATGCCGGAAGGCACTTACGGATTTATCTACCAGATCACCCACACCCCTACCAACAAAAAATATATCGGCAAGAAAGTCATGTACTTTACCCGGAAGGTTAAGCTCACCAAAAAAGAGATCGCCGAACAGACTGGCCCTGGCCGCAAGCCTATCACCAAATTAGTCACCAAAGAAAGTGACTGGGCTAGTTACTACGGATCCAACAAAGAGTTCTTATCTTTAACCAGAACCTTCCCTAAAGAAGAGTTCCATAAAGAGATTCTAGAGCTTGCTACCGGTAAAAAGATGCTTACCTACTATGAGTGTAAATATTTATTTAAATACGGTGCCATTGAGAATAACGAGTTATACTACAACGATAACATATTAGGTAAATTCTACAGGAAAGATTTTATATGAAACTAATCCAAGCACTTCTTACTGAGAGCACTTACTCTAAAATTAAAGATGCTTTTAAAGCAGCTGGAGCTACTGATGTAGGAGTAGGATCTCAAGGGGTTGTTTATAGTGCACCCAAACCTGTACCGGAATTAGAGTACGAACCTAGAGAAGGGTACCTTGTAAAAATCACCCAGGATGACATCGAAATGGAGGCTATGATTAAAGCCCAGGGTAAAAAATTTAAATACCTGGCAAACATCGGTAAGGCAGTAAAGATGGAAAAAGGAGGCTGGTACCAAATCGAAAACCTACAGCCGGTCTCTCAAGAATACTCTGAGGAAATTGAGAAGAACGTTCATATATTAGATCAGTTCTTTAGCGAAGGAGATAAGAGCCTGCTTTCAGACCTATCCCCGTACCTGCAGAAGGTCTTTATCGGTGCAAGGCAGGAGCTGGTTCAAACCGGCATTGATCCTGAAGAAGTTGATATGTTCGGAGATGACAACAACGTAATGGCAACCGCCGATGGTGATATAAAGCTTATCGACTATTAAGTTGGTTACAAGCGGTTTCGTTCTTATATTAAGGTTATAACTATGTAATGCCTCCGCATGGAGAATCCTATACTGCTAAGCGCAATCGAGAACGTACTGGGGAAATCTAATAAGAGGGCCCGGGATAACTATGCATTTAGTTGTCCGTTCTGCAACCATCGCAAACCCAAGCTTGAGATCAAGCTGAGTACTAACGAGAAGGGGGAGAATCCGTGGGAGTGCTGGGTTTGTAGTGCTAGAGGTAGGACTGTTAAGTCTCTGCTAAGGCAGATGAAGCTTGGTAAGGATGAAGCTAACCAGGTCTTAAGACTTGTCAGGAAAGGAGAGACAGCTGACTACGAAGTCACGTTTGTAGAACTTCCTAAAGAGTTTCAGGCATTGACTACCGCCACCCGGACTTCCGTTATTGCAAACAAGATCAGGAACTACCTCTACAATAGAGGTCTTACCGAGAACGACTTTTTAAAATATAACATCGGCTACTGCACCACCGGAGATTATGCTGGAAGAATCATCGTACCTTCATACGATGAAAATAATCAGCTAAACTTTTTCGTTGGCAGGACCTTTGAGAATAATTATTTTAAGTACAAGAATCCTCCCGCATCCAAGGATGTGATAGGATTTGAGAATTTAATTAACTGGGACCAGCCCGTCATCTTAGTTGAAGGAGTCTTCGATGCCATGGCTGTTAAACGTAATGCTGTCCCGATCCTAGGTAAGTCCTTATCTAAGAGTTTAATGTTAAAATTAGTGTCAAACAAGGTTCAAGACATTTATATAGCATTGGATAAAGATGCTTTAAAAAGTGCGCTACGGTACTCTGAGCAATTCCTTGCTATGGGTAAACGAGTGTTCCTTGTTGACATGATCGATAAAGATCCTTCACAGATGGGTTTTACTACTTTCACCCACCATATTCAACAGTCCCAGGAGCTGACTTTCAGTGACCTCCTCCGACACAAATTAGCTTTCGTATGATTTATCCAGGTTCCAATTTTCTTTTAGAGCATAAGCAAAAACGCATTCAGTTCGACGGAGAGCTAAAGCAGATCACTCTGCCGGACCGCCGGGTTTACAGAAGAGGCGAAGGCATTTATTACCCCTCCGTTACTACGATCCTGCAGTACATGCCCAAAAATAAGTTCTTTGAGCAGTGGATTAAGGACGTAGGGCATAATGCCGATCTCATCATGAGAAGGGCAGGTGAAGAAGGGACGGCAGTCCACAATGCAGCCGAGGAGCTGATCAAAGGCGGGGAAGTCCAGTGGATGGATGATTACGGCAAGGCTAAGTACTCGCTGCTGGTATGGCAGATGATCAATAAGTTCGTTGAAGCTTGGAAGGCCATGGACCCTGACGTCATTGCTACCGAAGAATTTACCTTCTCAGACGTCCATAAGTATGCCGGTACTGCTGATATCATTGCCAAGATCGGTGATGAGGTTTGGTTGCTGGATATTAAGACTTCTAATTCTTTGCATAAGTCTCACGAGTTACAGCTATCGGCTTACGCCAAGGCCTGGGAAGAGATGTACGGGCAGAAGATCGACCGGACAGGTATTATCTGGCTAAAATCAACTAAGAGAACTGCCTCTAGCAAGGACGGAGCATTCCAGGGTAAGGGATGGGAGCTTAAAGTAGTTGATAACATCGATGAGAACTTTGAACTATTCCAACTCATCTATAAACTCTACCTTTTAGAGCATCCTGCCGATGAACCATCCTTTCAGACATATCCTTTATCGGTAAAGTTGTAAGCTATTTATAAAGAGCCTATCTTTAGGTAGATAAATAGTAAAAAAAATGGGAGGAAACGTATTTGGAACTACAGATAAGATTAACAGGGAGGATATCAAACCTACCCTGCTTAACTTTTTAAAAGAATTCAAAAGGTTATTCCCCGCAGCCGAACCGCACTTCAGGCAGATGCAGACCCTAGGCTCTGCCGGCAAGAAAGAGGTATCTGGAGATATCGATTTAGCGATCTCAGACCAAAGCTTTGATAAGATCCAGGACTGGGGTTTAGATCAGAAGCACGTTCAGGAGCTCTTTGAACTTTTTAAGAAGAGATCTAGGACAGCCTCTGAAGACCAGCTTATGAAAAGAGCAGTGATCGTAGCTATTGCCGAAAAAATCCAAGAGTCTGATACCAACCTTGCTGTTGATGTAAAAGGATCTTCCGCAGGAGCGCTATTCCTCCAAGCCCCTCAGTTCAACGAGGCAGGAGAGCAATTAGAGAAGAACGTTCAGATTGATATAAACGTAGGAGATATAGACTGGCTTAAGTTCGCTTATTATTCTAGCGTTTATTCCGGTAACGTTAAGGGCCTGCATAGGACCCAGCTCCTGGTAGCTTTATTTGCTAACAAAGGATATATCTTCTCCCATAACTACGGAGTTAAGAACAAAGACACCCAGGAAGTAGAAGCTAAAACTCCTGCCCAGGCCATCGAGCTACTAAACAAACTCTACGGCGCTGATTTCAGCAATGAGATATTAGAGAACTATTTTAGCATCATTGAATCCCTTAAGAAGAACTTAAGTGAGCAGGACCTTAACAGAGTCTACGACATCTACCTTAAGATACTTGACAGCACCCGGGCCGATATCCCGGAAGATCTTCAGGATTACTGGATCGCCAGCCAGGAGAGGTTACAGCTAAAGGGTAAATTCTTACCCGAGGATTCAAATCTTATAAAGTACCAGATTAAATGAGCGGTGTAGCAGGAGGAAATAGAATCAAGAGACAGAACGTCCAGGATACGTTTAACGATTTTACTGAGAAGGTACTCAGTAAGATCCCGGGCTATAAAGTCTCTAGTCTTTCCGGGAGCGTGAAAGCAGGTTCAAAGCCTGACTTCGGTGACCTAGACATTATCGCTACCTTTGAGTATGATGATAAGAAAGTAGCCAAGCAGGCGATCATCGATACGGTATCAAAGATGCCGGACTCCTTGATTATACCTTTTAAGAGCGAGAGGTATGCCGGTAAAAGATTCTACAATTCAGGAGAGATCATCTCAGTACTGTATCCTATCAAAGGAGCACCCGGTGAATCTATTCAGGTAGATATCATGGTATCGCTTTCAGAAGTAGAGCATCAGTTTAAGAACTCATTCCTAGACCTACCCGCAGAAGTGCAGGGTTTGATCTTAGGATTAGTTAAGACTGCGCTGCTGGAGCAGGATCCGGCCGAAGTATTTGCCCGTCTGGGAATCAAGAACGTACCGCCTTTAGAAGCAAATCAGGAATATGAATTCAACCTCTCTAGTGTAAATTTAACCCTTAGAAAAGTAACTCTGGATAACTTTAAAGAAGTAGCTAGAGAAGAGATTTGGAAATCCAATAACTGGGAGGATATTAAAAACCTTCTTAAGGACTTTGATTTAAGCCAGCCTTTTGAAAAACTTTTAGACCAGGTCACAAGCTCGCTAAAAAATCCTAGAAGCAAGAACCGCGTAGCGGGAATCTTCCGCTCAATGGTATCGGTTAAGTCCGGGGAAGTAGGTACTCCTAAAGGAGATAATAAAGAGAAGGCTTTAGCGGCCGTTGCTCAAACGCTAACTGAAGCAGAAGGAACTGTGATCGGACTTTATGGGGGCGGCTTTAAGCCACCTCACCGCGGTCACTTCCACATCGCTAAAGAGCTAGGCAAGGATGTAGATTTAATTAAGATTTACATCGGTGGTAGGATCAGAGAAGGAGAAATAATCACAGCTCAGCAGTCAAAAGAGATCTGGGAGGTATATGCAAAGTACTTAGGTAAGCCTACCGAGATTGAAATCGCTCCGATCACACCTATCCTTTCAATCTACCAGGAGATCGAAGCTAACCCAAAGCAAGACTACGTAGTAGGTTCTTCTAGCGATCCGGGAGATGCAGGTAAATTTAAAGCTTTACAGCTCAACAAAGACAATTTCTACGATAAAGCAAAATTAAAAATTGTGTCAACGATCAACGAAGAAAAACTATCTGCTACCACAGTCAGAACAGATGCCGACTACCTAAAAACAGGTCAATGGATGCCTGAAGAACTTTCAGCAGACGATAAAAAAGTAGTACTCGGAATTTTAAAAGCAACTCCTGAGTACAAAATGGCTGAAGCCATCGATGATGTATTTAGTAACTTCCTAGGAGAAAGCAAAAAAGAAAAAGCTGAAAAGCAAGAAGAGACTTCGGAAGTTAGTATGGGTACCCCCGTCACCCCGATCTCGGTCGTCCCATCGGTAGTCCGTCAAAGGATGCAAGACCTTACGGTTTACTTTCGGGATTTAGCCCCGGATGATGTCATCGTTGATTTCAACGGTCAGTCGATCGTCATTACCCCGATGATCTACAACAAGGCTGAACCGACAGGACCTGCTGACTTTACACCCCAGCAAAAACCCATCAACGAATTAGGAACGTACTTCAACTACGTACCGTATATCGCCGGGATACTGGAGCATATGATAACTAAAGGTATGAAGGTAGTCCCGCTACCGGAGATCAAAACCAGACAAGATGAAGAAAACGCTGCTAAGACTTTTGGTAAGACTGCTACGTATGATCCTGGTAAGAAAGAAGTCGTGCTGTATGTGACAGGCCGTCACCCCAAAGACGTCATGAGGTCTTTTTGTCATGAGATGATTCATCATATGCAGAATCTAGAAGGACGTCTGCCGATGATTGCTACCACCAACACCCAGGAGGATTCAGCGTTAAACGAGATTGAAAAAGAGGCACATTTTAAAGGAAGTATGCTTATGAGGGAGTATGAGGATTCGATCAAAAATCAAGATACCCTAGAAGAAGGTACTAAATACCGCTCCATCGTTGCTGATGTTAGACAGGCTGTTAACGATGCTTTAAACGTTTTAATATCGGGTAAAAAGCTAAAAGGGTATAACCTTAAGACCTTAAGAGAACCTAAGAAGAAAGACGTTGAAACTGCCAAGGAATACGGGATGTCTCCTTTAGGAGTTATGCTATCAACTGAATACCAGACCGCTTACCTGGGCAAGTTCACAAGCCAGAGTGAGAAAGGTACAAGAACAGAAGACGGTAAACCGATCACTGTAGAAGTTAACCTAAAGTTTGCTCAATCTAATGAGGTCAAGCCCGGGGAGTACTACATCGACGGAGAAGCTTCATCAGAAGACGGAGAACTAGATATTATTCTAGCGTTTAATCCCGGTGACGGTGCTAGCATCCTTCAAAAGATCCAATCTACTTTGACCGATCTTATCCGTCATGAGACCGAACACCTTACCCAGTCCGGAGCTCAGCTCCAGCCCACCAAATGGATGAGGGGTGACCTAGCCATGCGCAAGAGGATCAGACAGAATCCAGAGACATTCTACAAGTACTTCATGCTACCTAAAGAAGTGGATGCAAACATCCAAGGACTTTACATGAAAGCAAACTACGACAAGACTGACTTTCAGTCAACTGTCGATCAGTACTTAGATAGCCTGGTTGATACCGGGGTAATATCGATAGAGAAGAGGAAAGAAGTCTACGATAAGTTTAAAGCCCGGATCCCTCAGATCGGAGGCATACCAAATCTTAACTAAAGATGGGAATATTAGCAGATTTACTACTTACTGAAGAAGAGCAGAATCCAAAACCTAAAGGCAAGCTCTACTGTGATATGGACGGAGTGCTGACAGACTTCGATCAGAGGTTTGATCACTACTTTGAAATGCTTCCAGCCGAGTATGAAGAACGGAGAGGCAAGGCAGGGTTCTGGAGTGCCATCGCCCCGATCGGGCAGATCTTCTGGGAAGGAATGGAATGGACCCCTTACGGGAAAGTTTTATGGAAGCACATCCAGGATTTTAACCCTACTTTACTTACCGCTCCTTCATCCGAGCAATCATCCAGAGACGGGAAAGTCGAGTGGGCGAATAGAGAACTTGATCCTATCCCTCCTATCATCTTTAGACAAGCTAAAGAAAAGCACCTAGAATGCTCCGGACCCGATGACATCTTGATCGATGACCGGGAAGATACTATCGAGAGATGGAAAGATGCCGGAGGAATAGGAATTTATCACCCCAAGAACGGGGATCCCACCTTAATTATCAGAAGATTAGAAACACTAGGTTATGTCAAGCCATCTAAAGAAGGAATTTGATGAGAGGGCTGTAAACAGAGCCCGGAACCTCATCACTAAAAATTTTAACAGCCGGACCATGGTCGGTTTAGGGTACGAGAAGGTAAAGCAAAAGCATACCGAGGGCGAAACCTGGCTAGAAGATGGTAGGACCTGGACCATTAAAAACGGTGTTAGACAGAATGTCACCAAACTCGACGGTGCTAAGAAGCTAGCTCAGACCCCGCTCATCTGCCCTAAATGCAGCGGTTCTATGAACCATCACCTGGCTAAAAAAATGTATAAGATCCACGGCTTTTGCTTTGATTGTACCATCGATATGGAGGCAGGTCTTAGACGAGCCGGGTTATACCAGGAGTATGAAAAGCAGATGATGCAAGGCAACATGCAGGGCTGGGCTGAGGGTCTGCAGCAATGGATGATCGAGCAGCTAGGAGAGTCAATCTCCTTCGTTACCGAGGACGGTACAGTAGAGGACTGGGGAAACAATCCTGCCCGGCAAAAAGCCGAAATCATCAAGAACGTCAATCAATATCTTGACCACCTGAAGAAGCACCTGGAGTAACTATTTATAAAGAAACTTGAATGATTTTAACTGAGTCAAAAGTTACGACAGTACTAACGGAAGGTCTTCGCTACCATTTGCAGACCGGCAATCCTTTATACGAGAATATTTACCGTCCAGGGTCAGAGGAATACTTCAACACTATTCGTCAGGCACGTCTGCTTATGAACGAAGGTCTGCTACAGAATCTATGTCTAGAAGATATGGAGCTTTTGTTTGAAACCCAGGTAGGTGAGTATGCAGAATTCGAAGGTAAAAAAGTACCTTTAGACTTCCCGATGCTAGAGGAGATTACTTTTGTAATCCCCGACGCTGAAGCAACCTGGCTTCAAGCCTCTACAAATCCTCAGATCTTTAAGATGGGAGAACAGCAGTGGAAAAAGCTTTCTGATATATCCAAAGCGTCCGGAGGATTCGGATATACTGCAAAGTACTCCGACATCGACCCCGTTATGGAAGATCCGGCAACAGGTGAGCTAGTTACTTTTACTGACAGTGATCAGGTCCAGATGCCCGTAGTCCTGAAGTACCAGGAGGCAGGAGTAGTAAAGTACGAGATCGTAGTAGGAGAAGATATCCTTCACAGCCTGATTGACTCAGGTACCAATCCCGACCCCGATATCTGGGTTGTGGACATTACAAGCGAGGCACTAGCCGAGGCTAAGTACCAGGGCAAGGAAGTAGCTTTGAATAAACCTAAAAGAGGAGGACCTAAGAAGTTCTTCGTTTACACCCGCAACCCTAAGACCGGCAAAACTATCAAAGTTAACTTCGGAGGCACTACAGGACTGACCGCTAAGATCAACAATCCTGAAGCACGCCGTAACTTTGCCAGCCGTCACAACTGCGATCAGAAAAACGATAAAACCAAGCCCGGGTACTGGTCTTGCAGACTCCCAAGGTACGCCAAGTTGATTGGACTTAAATCAAGCTTTGGTGGTTTCTGGTGATATGATTAAGTTAATAGATCTTATAAAAGAAATAGGAGACTCAAGTTCTCAACCATATAAATTTGATTTTTATGGTGATTATGATGTTATGAGAGTTTATGGATTTTATACTGAAAATTATCCATATACTGTAGAATTACAATATGATGATTTAGATTTCTATGACGAGGATACAACTAACGTATTAGGAGTAAGATTCTATGTCTCAGATGAAGATGAACCGGATTTGGAACGAGATGATATTGTAACAAATAAAGGTGAACTGTTTAGAGTTATGGCAACTGTAACAGCTATTATTAAAAAAGATATTCAAAATCACCCTGAAATTGATACTATAACATTCACCCCATCAAAAAAAGAAGGTGAAACTGCAAATGTATCTAGATTAAACCTTTACACACGGTATATTAAATATGAATTCCCTAATGCTATTGTAAAACCATATGGTACTAGTGGTGGTGTAATAGTAAAACTCAAATGAGACCCTACACTGATCTAGAAGTTACAGACAAATACATCATCCGAGAATTTACCGAAAACATTGACCCAATAGAGTTAATGTGGCATAGGGACGACGAAGATCGTACTGTAGAACCACTCTGCCCTAGTGATTGGCAGTTCCAAAGAGACAATGAAATGCCCATCCTTCTTAAAGAGGGTGAAAGGATATTTATTAAGAAACACGAGTGGCATCGGGTCATTAAAGGTTCTGGTCATTTACTTATAAAAATTTTTAAACATGGCAAAGAAAAAGCATACTGATAACGAGATTATCGAAGAACTAGTAGCTGTAGCTACCCCGGAGATAACCCCGGAAATCGAATTGACTCCTGTAATTGAAGCAGCTCCTGTAGCTGTTACTGCCCCGGTTCTTACCCCAGGAGAGTACTACCAGGGAAAAAAGATTGAGAGATACGTCTCCAACCTAGGAAAGAAGGCCGTTGCAATCATCGAGGGAAAAAGAGTTAAAGTACTCAAAGCGGACGTCGTCAAAGTCAAGTAATGGCTAAGATCAAGTCTCAAGCAGTATCAACATTTCAAGACAGGCCGAAGGTCAGCAGACCGGGGGTACATTCTAAGACCAAGACTTCAGTTCTTAAAACCAGCAAGAACTATACCAAGAAGTACCGTGGCCAAGGTAAGTAAATCTGCTATGCACGCTTTCATGCGTGAGCTACTCCTAGAGGTAATCAAGGAGAAACCCGGACTATGGGCTAACATTAGAGCACAAAGAGCAAGGGGTGAAAAACCATCTCACCCTAACTCCAAGGCTTACAAAGATGCTGTTAAGGCTGGAAAAGAGATTCTTAAAAAAGAAAAGAAATGAAACTAATAGACCTCCTCTTAGAAGCCAGCAACCCGGAGGACAAAGTTACTCTGGATATTCCCCTATTCATCAGACTTCTGGAGTACGCGAGAGAAGATGCCCAAGCAGACGTAGACCTACACTTTATAGCCGATAACGCTATCAGACTCTCCACAGAAGGTGAAACTCTAACAATGGATCATTACGATCAAATCGTCAAGCAAGATGAAGCTAAGTAAACTTATCAGCGAAGCGGAGGTTAAATGTCCTCCCGCAACCCAAGACATCGACCTCAATCTTGAGAACAGACAGAAAGCTATTGACGAATACGGATACGGCCCTGCTGACCCTTCCCAAAAGAACGAAAAGTTCTGGAAGAAGAAGATGGATATGTGGCAGGTCGATACAGCTGAAGAGCTTAAGAATATGGTATGCGGTACTTGTGCTGCTTTCGATATCACGACCAAGACCCTAGACTGTATCGCCAAGGGCATCGGATCGGACATGGGTACGGAAGATCCTTACGATGTGATTGATGCCGGTGAGCTAGGATACTGCAGATTTCTAAAGTTTAAATGCGCAGCCTCTAGAACTTGCGATGCTTGGGTGGTAGGAGGACCGATCAAAGATAAGGAATAATGCAAGACCAGCTCCAGGAGTGGATAAAGTATATCCAGGAGCCTGGCAAGCTTGGCAACGGTCCAATCTGTCCTTATGCCGCTAAAGCAGTCAAAGAGAAGAGAGTAGATATAACTGCTCTAACAAACATAGAAGATTTAGAACTGCTAATCGACCGGGTAGATACTACCGAATTCGATGTAAGCATTTTCTATTTTAAGCAGTACACAGATTTTACTATAGAGGAGTTGGAGCAGAAGATAAAAGAACTTAACTTTATGTTTAAAGCTAAAGATAAAGTAATCTTAGACAACGATCCTCGCAATCCATTTACAGTAAACGGTCATCGAACAACCTTTAATGGGTGTTATTTATATGTAATACAGTCACTCAGTGACCTAACACAGGCGTCTAATAGATTAAAAACAGGAGATTACTATTCATACTGGACTCAGGCACAGTATGATGAAGTAGTAGGATGGAGATGAAAAATACAGAATTCGCAAACCTAATACAGGAACTAGCAGCCGAAGTGCTGGCAGAAGGAATTCACGATCCTATGAATCCAGGCATCCTCAAAAAGAGGCTAGGTAAGCTTTCATGTACAAAAGTAAGAGCGGCTAGGGGTAAACTTAAAGACAAAGGCACTACGTATGCAAAAGCCCTGCAGAGGTACCTTAACTATCACTGTCAGTGATCTATTTATAAAGAAAAAACCTTACCATGTCTAAAGTAACTTTCAACGGAGGCCTTTACCTAACAGGTACTTCCCCAGTATCAGGTAGCTGGAGAGCAATCACCTCAGTATCCTCAAGCACTGTAGTTCAATCTGTTACGTTTGCAGATGGCAGTACAGCCGCAAACCTACCGCTAGCAGCTGGTCTAAACCTAGATGTAAAGATCAGAGAAATCAAACTATCAGCAGGAGGAGCTTTCTTAGCTAAATAATATGAAGCTGCAGGAAAGCGACTTAGGGGACCTTATTCTTCATGCGACTAACTCGGAAACCGTTGAAGATTTTCTAAAAAAAGTAAAAGACGATAAACTAATAAGCAATCTCTCCACTAAAGAACTTAAAGATTTTTATAAGGAAAATAGAAATGTAGCTAAAAAAAAATCAAAGATGAATAAAGAAGCTATTTTAAAAGCCATTAAAGAAGTACTGACTGAAAAGAAAGCTACATATTGCGGAAGATGCGGACATACTCACGTCAAAGGAACCCCTTGCCCAAGACCTTTCAAAGAAGGGTTATCAACTTACGGCGATGATGCCTATTTCGTAGCACCAAACAAAGGAAAGATGAAAAAAGAAGATATTTTAAAAGCTATTAAAGAAGTGTTAACTGAAGTTGAGGTCACTGTAATAAGTGATCCAGAATCAAAAAAACGGGCAAAAGAAGCAGCAATGAGAGCTGGTGTAGCAAACCCTGACTTTTTAAAGCAAATTGATAATGCTCAAAAAGGAGACACAATTACAGCCGAAGAAGCTATGATTCCTTCAGATGATCGAGTTAGTTATCTTGAAATTGCATTAGGGCGTGTTTGGAATATGGGTCGTGGCAATAATAAGATTGATTTAAACTCAATGGCTCAAGAATTAGTTAACGATATGTTTGCTGAATCGTTAGATGAAGATTTAGACCTAGGACATGAGGATCACGAACCGCATATGATTAAATCAGAGCTTTACCAGATCGCAAAATACGCTATCGAGCTTTATAAGATGGTAGACCAGTTTGACAGTGAGGCTGAAGTTGATTTTCCAGCCTGGTGGCAGTCTAAAATCACAAAAGCAAACTCAATGGTTAGCAGCGCCAAGCACTACCTTGAATTTGAACTAGCTAAACCTGCAATGGATCAGGCTTTGGCAGAAGAAAAAAAAGCTAAAGAACTAGACCCGGTCGGTCATGAAGATGAAGATATCGACAACGACGGCAAAGTAGACAAGACTGATAAGTACCTCAAAGGTAGAAGAGTTAAGATCGGCGCAGCAATCGCCCAGCATTCTAAGAAGAAATGAAACTAAATAAGCTTAAAGATATAATTCAAGAGGCATACTTTGAGGTGCTTATTGAGGCTGCCCAGCCCCCGGTCCAAGGACCGAAGAGGGACCAAACAGACCCTACATTGAATATTCTCGGTAAGTTTCCTACCCTCCAAAAGACTCTCACCCACCTCCTAACCCCTCAGTACATGCAATTTGTAGAGAAGGTAGGATGGATGTCCCCTAAACCCTCTACGTTCAAGGTAGAGTTTAAGTCCGGACAAGATATGGTCTTAAAGTGGATGGGTAAGAATTTTGAAGCCAATATCGAGGGCAAGCGCTACTACCTAGCCAACCTACCGGAGTACCAGCAGGCACTCGACAAGATCGGCATCATTCTCTCTCACGGTCCAATCCAGACAGGAATGGATGCATTAGGAGGAGAAGAGGGAGCAGGAGGAGATGTATTCGCAGGAGCAGGAGCACCTGAACCGGCTGCTGATGCCGGTGCTGATGCCGGTGCTGAAGCAGGAGCCGAGACAGGAGCAGAAACCCCCGCAACTACCCCCGGAGCTGGAGAGGACGTATTCGCAGGACTATAATGGATTTAGTCGACAAGATAATCAAGGAATGGTCTTGGAGATGTGCTAAGGGTTATCCGCAGTTGGACTCTGAGGAAGATCTTCGTATCTTAGAAGGATTATTTAAAATTAACCTTACTGAAGCATCTTTGAGAACCAATACTGAAATAGTAAAAGAAGAGGAGGAATCTGAAATCACCGTAGATGCTCTTATGGATCTCCTTAAGACTCGCAAAGACGATCTGCCTGCTGAATTCGTTAAGAATCTATACACTCAGATACAGGGCAAAGGTCAAGGAATATCTTCAAAAATATCTGAAATACTTACCGAAAAAGGTATGGAGGAAAGTAAGTACCTAGTACTAACAACTGCCCAGAGATTGAATGCTGAAGAAAAACTTCTTAAATTTCTTGAATCCGACTCCATGCCCGGCCTTAGTGATTTAAGAGCTAGTGCTGGAGGCAGTTTAGTTGATTTCTTTGTAAAGCAGACAAACCTACCTACGGAGCTGGTACAGCCAATAGTTGACTTCTCTTCTATCCGTACAAGCAAAGGAGTTGGCAAAGGTGAGTACGGCCTGGCTCTCTTTATGAAAGACGGGGTTAAAAGATCAGTAGGAGACGTAGATGTTGAAGGAGTTAGTATAGAAATTAAAGCTGACTCAGCTAGATTAGGAGAGCGTCACGGTAACTTAAAGCAGTTAATTGAATCCTTAGAACAGATAACGCAAATCCCGGAAGCAGTTAACCTCGCCAAGTACCTCGAACAGATCGGTAAAGCTAATTTAGACCCTGCAACTTTGACAAAGGTCAGAGAGGCGGTGAATAGAGAATTCCAAGACGCTTTTGCAGGATCTGATTTTGCCAATATAGGTGAAATTCGCAACACGCTTTACGGATGGTATGTTGATAACTTCTACGCAACTGAACCCAGTGATTTAATTTTACTTTACATGCAAGGGAATTATAAGATATACTCCCGTGAAGAATTCAAAGCCGCAGTACTATCAGGTGATATCAAATTTAAGAACGACTTTACCAAAAGCAACAAAGCCCCTCAGCTACTAGGATTCTAATCTAAGCTATGAACAAATTACAATCAATTATCACAGTTATTGCAGTTGCACTAGCAATCCTTATGTTCACAGGTTTACTAAACCCTTACAAGAAAAAGTACTTGACTGAATTGAAGGCAGTAAGAGAGGCATCTGAAGCAAGAGAAGATTCTTTGAAGACGGTCGTTTTCTCTTTAGAGAATGAGGCACTAAGACTTCAAAACAGAGCCGACTCTACCCTCAAAGCATTAGAAGGAGAAGAAACAAAACGTAAAAAAGAAAGAGATGAATTCAATAAAAGGATGGCTGAGCTTAGCAAGCTTTCTACTGCTGAGCTTGCCCGCTATTTCGCAGAGCGTTATAGTCGTTAATAAAGATACTTTAGTTTGCCTACCGGAGACGGTTACAAGAAAAGTAATTGCTGACCTGCAGGCAGGTGACCTTTGCAAGATCGAGCTTGAGAGCTGGATCAGAGAAGCTAAAGGGCTTAGAGATGTCATAGATATTCAGAAAGAGCAGATCGTTAAGAAAGACGGTATTACTAAAGCTCTCTATGAAACTATTACTGAAAAAGGGATTCAGCTAGAGACAAGAGAGAAAGAAATTGCAGTGTTGAAGGCCGGCAAAGCCGCCAACTACTGGAAAGGGTTATTAACCGGACTAGGGACGGGCGCTGCCCTGGTACTAGGACTGACGGTATTATGAGCGAACAGCCGCTGAATGTAAAACAGTTAGTAATACAAGAATACGCCAAGTGTGCCCAAGACCCGGCATACTTTATGCGTAAGTATTGCTACATCCAGCATCCCCAGAGAGGCAGGATTCTTTTCAATCTATACCCTTTCCAGGATAAGGTCCTGCATCTGTTCAAAGATAATCAATTTCTGATTACTTTAAAATCTAGGCAGCTTGGGATCTCAACCCTAGCATCAGGGTATGCGCTGTGGTTGATGATCTTCCATAAGGACAAGAACATCCTCGCATTAGCAACCACCCAGGCCACAGCCCGGAACCTAGTCACCAAGGTACAGTTTATGTACGAGCAGCTTCCGAGCTGGTTGCGGCTTAAGTCCTTAGAGAAAAACAAACTTTCTTTACGGCTTGTAAACGGATCAAGGATCGCTGCTAAATCATCGAACTCCGATGCTGCTAGATCTGAGGCTGTATCGCTACTGATTATTGACGAAGCTGCGTTTATCGATAACATCGATGAGACTTTCGCTGCTGCACAGCAGACCCTAGCAACAGGAGGACAGTGTATGGCTTTATCTACCCCGAACGGTGTAGGGAACTGGTTTCATCAGACCTGGGCTAAAGCAGAGATGTCAGAGAATTCTTTCATACCCATACGTCTGCCCTGGACCGTGCATCCGGAAAGAACCCAGGCCTGGAGAGACTTACAGGATAACGACCTAGGACCTAGGATGGCAGCACAGGAATGTGACTGTGACTTCCTTTCTTCAGGAGAAACAGTCTTTGAGCCTGAGTACCTCTCCTTCTACGAGCAGACCTACCGCAAGGACCCCAACGAGAGAAGAGGAGTAGATAGCAATTTATGGATCTGGGAGTACCCTGATTACACTAAGTCTTATATGGTTGTGGCTGACGTAGCAAGAGGGGACGGAGCCGACTACAGCACCTTTCATATCATCGATATCGAAGCGGCTACGCAAATCGGTGAATATAGGAGCAAGGTATCTCCCCGTGACTTCGGAAACATATTAGTGGGCATAGCCTCAGAATATAACAACGCCTTGCTAGTGATTGAAAACGCATCCATGGGATGGGCTACCATCGAGCAGGTCCTAGACCGGGAATACCCCAACCTATACTACTCCTCTAGATCAGACCAGGATACGGTCGAGAGCTATATGAATAAGTATGAGAAAGGGAATTTAGTCCCAGGCTTTACCATGTCTATGAAGACCCGTCCTCTAGTAATCGCTAAGATGATGGAATACATCAGAGATAAATCAGTCACTATTCAGTCCAAGAGACTGCTAGAGGAGATGAGAGTCTTTGTATGGAAAAACGGCAAAGCTCAAGCACAGAGCGGTTATAACGACGATCTCATAATCGCTTTTGCTACTGCGCTATACGTCCGAGATACAGCCCTAAGACTCCGCCAGCAAGGTATGGACCTGGCTAGAGCCCAGTTATCTTCCTTCTCAAGCCTAAATACCCGCCAGGCTCCTGTGTATAATGTTGGAGATATGAAAAATAATCCGTATACTATGGATACTCCGCACGGAAAAGAGGATTTAACCTGGTTACTCCGTTAGGACTATTTATACTTAAACAGCTTTTGAATGGCTAACACTTCTTTATTTAGTAGACTACAGAGACTTTTCTCCACAGACGTCGTAATACGTAACGTTGGTGGGAATCAGTTAAAGATAGCAGACGTAAACCACATCCAGAGTACTGGACGTTACGAGACCAATTCATTGGTTGACCGCTTCTCTAGACTTTACATCTACAATAACAAAAATATCTTCAACCCAAACCTTAACTATCAAACGTTAAGGATTCAGCTCTACTCCGATTACGAGGCAATGGATACTGATCCGATCATCGCTTCAGCCCTTGATATTATCGCTGACGAGTCTTGCCTGAGAAATGATATGGGTGACATCTTGACGATAAAAACCTCGGATGAGAACGTAAAGAAGATTCTCAACAACTTATTCTACGACGTTTTAAACATTGAGTTTAACTTATGGTCATGGGCTAGGAATATGTGTAAGTATGGGGACTTCTTCCTTAAGCTAGAGATTGCTGAGACGTTCGGAGTTTACAACGTCCTCCCTTATACCGTCTATAGCATGGTTCGTCACGAGAGCCAGGACCCTAAAGCCCCAGCTAAGGTCACCTTCTCAATCGATCCTGACGGTATCGCTTCATCGACCGACCCTAATTACATCCCCAGACACAAAGACAAAATCATCCAGTTAGACAACTACGAAGTAGCACACTTCCGTCTTCTGTCTGATACTAACTTCCTACCCTACGGCAGGTCTTATCTAGAGCCAGCCCGGAAGGTATTCAAGCAGCTCATCCTTATGGAGGATGCAATGCTTATCCACAGGATCATGAGAGCTCCTGAGAAGAGGACCTTCTACATCAACGTCGGTAACGTACCCCCTAACGAGGTGGAGCAGTTCATGCAGAAGACCATCAACCAGATGAAGAAGACCCCGTACGTAGATCCGCAAACCGGACAGTACAATCTTCGCTTTAACATGCAGAATATGATCGAGGATTTCTATATCCCGGTCCGTGGAGGTGATACTTCAACCAGAATCGATACGACCAAGGGACTAGAGTATGACGGAACCAACGACGTCTCTTACCTAAGAGATAAGATGTTTGCTGCCCTTAAGATACCCAAGGCATACTTCGGTTACGAAGGAGACTTGCAGGGCAAGGCAACTCTTGCTGCCGAGGATATTCGCTTTGCTAGAACAGTAGAGAGAATCCAGCGCATCCTAGAATCAGAGCTGACTAAGATTGCTCTTATACACCTTTACACCCAGGGGTACAAAGGAGAGAGTCTTACTAACTTTGAACTAAAGCTAACAACTCCTTCTATCATCTACGAACAGGAGAAGGTAGCTCTACTCAAAGAAAAGATTGATCTAGCAACTCAGATGATGAGCAGTGCTTTATTCTCATCAGACTATATCTACGAAAATATCTTCAACCTATCCGAAGATCAGTACAACGAGATGCGTGATTTGATTAGAGAGGATAAGAAGAGAACCTTCCGGACCACTCAAATTGAAAACGAAGGTAATGATCCTGTCAAGTCAGGGATATCCTACGGCACACCTCACGACCTAGCCACTATGTACGGTAGGAAGGGTGTCGACGGACAGAAAGTACCCACCGGCTATGATGAGCTTGTAGGAGAAACTAATCCCGAGGGCAGACCAAGAACAAATATGTCCATCTACGGCACCCAGAACGATCCCCTAGGGAGAGACAGACTAGGTACCCACGATATGAAGGGCGGTTATGAATCACAGAACGATAAACTTAAAGAGGGTAGTCTAGCAACTAAATCAGTGTTCTTTCAAAATCAGGATTTATTCAAAGAGCGTAAAAAACTAATCTTTGAACAAGATCATACTGCAGAAACTAGTACTTTACTAGATGAAAGCAATATTAAGGATTTAGAGAAGTAACATATATTTATATCAGTAGACTTACATACTCATGAAAATTAAGCATTCGAAGTATAAAAACACAGGCCTTATTTTTGAGCTGTTGGTGAAGCAAATTGCTGCCGACACTCTATCGAGGAAAGACTCCCCGGCCGTGAAGGTACTCAAGAAGTTCTACACAGGTAAAACATCGCTAGTTAGAGAGTTCAAGCTTTACGAATACATCCTTAAGAACAAAGGAGTATCCCAGCCCAAAGCCGACACCATCGTCTCCACTATCATCGAGATCTCAAACAAGTTAGATAGAACAGCTATCAAGAAGCAGAAGTACGATCTTATCAAAGAGATCAAAGAGTCTTACGACCTAGAGGAGTTCTTCTCAATGAAGGTCCGGGACTACAAGCCGCTGGCTGCTCTGTACTGCTTGATGGAGACTCAAAGCTCTGAAGATCTTGCCGATCCTAAGTTCATCGTCGATAACAGAGTTACTATTCTAGAGCACTTGACTGCTAAGAAGCAAAACGAAGACGATGTTAAGGATGCGATGATCGAAGAGTTTTCAAAGTACGATAAGGATTTAAGATTACTTACTTACAAGATTCTCCTGGAGAAGTTTAACGGAGAGTATGAAAATTTCCTACCTCAGCAGAAAGATATCCTTAGAGAGTTTATCACCGCTTCTGAGTCACAGGTCAAGCTTAGGAATATGATCAACGAGGAGCTAGAGAAAATTTCTATAGAAGTTAATGCTCTTACCCCTAAGGTCAAAGACGAGATTATTAAGATCAAGATCGACGAAGTTCAAAAGCTTATCAAGCCTTTGGATAAGAAGACCCGGATTGATGACAATCACATCGTCAATCTCCTTCAGTACTATGAACTTGTTAACGAGCTAAAGACTTTATGAAAAAGCATAAATTCACCGAGCTCCTCAGAGAACTTATCCTAGACCGGCTCAGCGAGATGAACGTCACCGGAGCGATAGGAGCGCCCCAAACCCCTTACGCTTTTTCGAAAGGGAAAAAAGACAACAGAGCCGTCACCGCAATGAAGAGCTTTGGTTACACTAAGACAGAGAGACCAAAGAGACCTTCCAACACTAAATTGTTTGATTTCAGATGAAAACACTACAAGAAAAATATAATGCTATTTTAGAAGGAAACTTCTCTAAAGTACAATTCGTAAGAGATGCTAGACTAGCACACTCTAACCTCATTACCCAATTCAACAGCTTTGCAGACACCGTCGCTATCCTTAAGAACAAGGGGATGGTGGTAGAGGCTAAGAAAGCTGAAGTAACAGCTTACAAGAAGCCAGAAGTAGATCCTATCGACATGGTTGCACCGGATCTTTTGGATCACGGTATTGAAGCCGAGCTTCATGCTGCAGGCATCACCGGTACTCCTTCAGAAGAAGAGTACGCAAAAGCAAAAGAGAAAGCTGCTAAAGAGCTTATCAAAGATCCTCTTTGCTACAAGAACGCCCAGACCATGACCGAACCCGGTGAGAAGATGGAGAAAGCAAAGCTAAGTGAAGAGACTGCTCTAGACAGGGTTGAGAGAAACGCTTCTAGCAAAGTTCAAGATAAGCTAGGAGATATTGCTGATACAGTAGCTGAGAAACCAGCCTCCGTAGGAGCAGCTTTTAGAAAAAAAGTGCTTGCAAATCCTACACACTACGTTAAGATGTCTGCTCACGAACTTAAAAAAGAGTTTAACAAGTTTAAGCTTGAAGAGGGGTACGAAGATGAAGAGGAAGGATCTGGTTATTCGTACGAGTATAAAGAAGGTGACGGTGCATCTGAAAAGGAAATACAAGGAAATATAGACCACTATAAGAAAAATCCTTTGATTTGGAAAATGCAGGCAAAAAAAGATTTTGAAAATATGGCAGCTGGTGAGTCGGCTGATACAAAAACTGAACACTATCCAGAGTGGAAGAAGGAAGATTTTGAGAAAGTACTTAAAGCCCTTGCAGAGAGTCCAAACATGAGTGAAGATGACGTTAACGAACCCGGTATCGATCCTCGAAGAACCACCACTACTGATTACGATTCATCTGCGAAACAAAAAGAAGACGGCACTTACGATATTTCAGGAACGATGAATGTACCCCGGCTCGAAGAAGGCGACGGTGCACCGGAGGAGGAACTTGAAAAACACATTATGGAGTTTGATATCTATAAAAATTCGTTAAAGAATAGTGGTAAACACGCTTATAATACAAAATTAAAAGATTTTAAAGATCTTGCAGCTGGTAAATTAGGTGATATAAAAGACCAGCTCTTTCCCTCGTGGAAGAAAGAAGATTTCGCTAAAATAATTAAAGACCTTCCAGGTCCTTTTCTACTAGAATCTAACTCGCAGCAAGAAACCCAGCTCAAAGAAGCAGTAAAGTCTTTAATTAAGAAGACTCTAGAATCATAATCATGGCAAATCTCTTAATTGAATATACCCCTTTCCGTCCTACGATCACCGAGTCCGTAAAAAGACCCGGTATCTTCGAGGTTGTGGGTGTTATGCAGAGAGCCAATGCCAAGAACCAAAACGGAAGGATCTACGAAAAAGACATCCTTGCAAGAGAGGTCAAGAAGTACATGGAAGCTTTCGTTAAGGTGGGTAATGCATACGGGGAGTTAGATCACCCGGAATCACCTATCGTCTCACTAAAAAATGCTTCCCACGTGGTGAAGGATCTTTGGTGGGATGGAGATAACCTAATGGGTAAGGTTGAGTTACTGAACACCCCAGCTGGCAACATCGTGAAAGAAATCATCAAGGGCGGTCATACGATCGGTATCTCTTCAAGAGGCACAGGCTCAGTCCAGCCCATCGGTGAGAATACCTTAATGGTGAAGGACGACTTCGAACTTGTGTGTTGGGATTTCGTATCGAATCCCTCCACTCACGGAGCATTTTTAAACCCCGTCTCCTTAAATGAGGTAAAGCAGGTAGTAGATCCTTACGCCCGGCTTCACAACATCATAGGTGACATTCTTAGAGCGTAAAAGTAAAAAATAAAAAAAAAATGAACAATTTCGATTTAAAAAAATTCTTAGTAGAGAACAAACTCACTACTAACTCTAAGGCGCTAAGTGTAAACGAAGCGGCCGAAATGAAAGACGGGGAATACATGGTTGACGGAAAACAGGTAAACTTTGATTCTATTGAACTAGGTAAAGACGACTTTGGAAACGGACTAGAGTGGTTCATCGATAAGGCCACCTTTGTTGACGGAACCGAACTAACCCCAGATCAGCTAGAAGAGCTAACCGACCTATACTACCCTAACGGTAGACACGTATCCATGGAGGATATGTAAACTAAGGGAATACCCTAAACATTAATTTTAATTATATTTGTTATGACATCACAAGAGTTATTCGAAAAAATTGATACTTTGTATCAAGAGTTTGTAATCAATCACGGTAAAGAAACTAAGGCTGCCAAGGCAAGAGCCCGAAAGTCTTTAGGAGAGCTTAAGAAGCTCGTGACTGAATACAGAAAAGTTTCTACAGCCGAAAGCAAGGCCAAGTAATGGCAGGGTCAGCTAAAAAAAGAAAAGCGGCATTTAAGCCCTTAAGTCGGAGCACCAAGCTCAAATTTAAGAAAAGAATGCTAGCCAATCTTAAGACCTTAGCTAGGCTAGAGACTAAATAAATTTTCCCCTAGGGCGCTACCTTTGGGAGCCCCGGTCGAAAGACTGGGGTTTTTTGTTTTTATAACTTATTTGTATTTATATAAGAATATATCGTGAATGATACGATATTTAAAGTAAAAAAAATTACTATTACGCCCCACAAAATATAATGGGTGTACAAATCCAAAGTTAACATTATGGCTAACAAAGATTTATTTAAGCAGGCTATCGCCGACGCTAAATCAATTCGTGAAGCTGCTATCGCTAACGCAAAACTTGCTTTGGAAGAGTCTCTTACTCCTCAACTTAAAGAGCTTTTAGCTCAACGTCTCACAGAGATGGAAGAAGAGGATGCACCCACCACCGTTATTTCTGAAGAAGAAGTAGCTGAGGAGGTTCAAGAAGAGACCCTTGAAGAAGCAATCGGAGCGGAAGAGGAGCACTCAGAAGAAGGTGAAGTAGAAGGAGATGAAGCCGGCGAAGAAGCTGAGGTTGATTCTGAAGAATCAGAAGACGAGGCTGAAGAAGAGGTAGGAGAGATGAGTGTTGAAGACCTTAAGGACTTGATCCGGGACGTACTTATGCAAGTAATGGGCGACCAGGAACAAGGAGAAGAGGACGAATTAGAAGCCGACGCTATGGACATGACGGGAGATGATATGACAGCTGTAACTGATACAGAAATCAATATCGACGAACTTATGGCCGAGCTAGCGACTCTTAACAACCCCCAGGGACTTACAGCACACGGTAACGTTGCAGAAGTAGAAGAAGCAGCTGATCCTCTTAGAGAATCAGCAATTGCCGAACTAAAGAAGCATATGAAGCCCGGAACTATGGAAGGTATGAGAACATATGCTGAAGCAAAAGGCATGGACGTTCATGAAGTCCTAGGAAAGATGGTTGAATACGGAACTACCGCTGAAGTTAAGAAAGTCGCTGAACTGATGGGAGTTGCTGAAGCCTTGGGCGAAGCTGCTTACCACAGAATAATGGAAAGACTAACTTCCGAGATGAAGCACGCTCCAGAAATGGAAGAGAACGTCATGGCAGATCTAGCTATTTTCTCAGCTCAAAACCCAGAGCAAGTAATGGCAGCTATTTTAGCAGCTGTTCCCGCTCTTGCTGCTGCCGGAATGGGAGTTGAAAAGATCGTTCAAAAAATCAGAGGCGGAGCAAAAGACGCAGCGAAAGCTGGCGAAGAAGCTCCTACTGCCGACGACCTTATGGAAGCTCTATCAACCATCGAAACTCTTCGAAACGATTTAAACGAGACTAACTTGCTTAACGCTAAGTTACTCTACGTCAATAAAGTTTTTAAAGCCAGCAACCTATCTGAATCGCAGAAAGCCAGCGTCATTGCTGCTTTTGATAAAGCCGAGACAGTGAAGGAAGTGAAGCTAGTATACGAAACAGTTAGTGAAAATGTTTCTTCTGTAGGTAAGAAAGAAGTAGTGAGGGAAGCCAAGGGCTTTGCCTCTGCTGCTGCAGGAATCTCTACCAAACCAGGAGTAATCACAGAAACTAACCAGGCTGTATTGCGTATGCAAAAACTTGCAGGAATTATTAAATAACATATAAAAATTTCAAAATGGAATTAAACACTCTTTTAAACGAATCAGCTCAAGGCTTTAAGTCTTTGCAAGCTGACGCCGGTAGACTCGCTGACAAGTGGTCTGCAACCGGTCTTCTTGAGGGTCTATCAAACGACATCGACAAGAACAACATGGCTATGGTGCTTGAAAACCAAGCCAAGCAAATCATCAAGGAAGCTAACGCTACCGGAGGCGGTGCCATCGGTACTGCTACAGGTAATGCTGAGCAGTGGGCTGGTGTAGCTTTGCCACTTGTAAGAAAGGTATTCGCTCAAATCGCTGCTAAAGATTTCGTATCTGTACAGCCTATGAACCTTCCTTCAGGTCTGGTTTTCTACCTTGACTTTAAGTACGGTAACAATGCTAACGGCTTTACTGCCGACAGCAATATGTACGGTAACGTATCAACTGCCAACAGCAAAATCGGCGTTGACACTGAAGTAGCTGGAGGCCTTTACGGTGCCGGTCGCTTTGGATACACCATCAACTCAGCTTCTTTAGCTATCACTCAGTCTACTGGTGCTGCTACTTCAGCTTCTATCGCTTATCAAGACGGCATTCTGCCTGCTTCATACAAGACTGTAACTGTTAGTATGAGTGGTCTTTCTGCTGATCTAAAAGGTGCAAGAGCTTTCCGCCTGATTTCTGGTTCAACCGACGTAACTACTAACCCAGAACTTACTACTGTATCTGGTAACAACGTTATCTTCGTAGTATCTGGTTCTGCCCTTACCGTAACTGCCGAGATCACAGGATCAGTTATGTACCACAAGCAGCCTACTGACAACACGAGAGGTGACTTCGAATTCACTGGCGGTGCTGGAGACACTACTCCTGCTATCCCAGAGATCAACGTATCCCTAGCTTCTGAAGCTATTGTTGCTAAGACTCGTAAGTTGAAGGCTCAATGGTCACCAGAATTCGCTCAGGACTTGAACGCTTACCACAGCATCGACGCTGAGGCCGAGTTGACTTCAATGCTTTCTGAGTACATTTCTATGGAGATCGATCTCGAGCTTCTTGACATGCTTATCCAAGACGCAGTTACTACTGAGCGTTGGTCAGCTGAGAACAACAAGATTTGGAACGGTACTAACTGGACCACTTCTACTTCAGATTTCTACAACACACAAGGTCAGTGGTTCCAAACCCTCGGTACTAAAGTACAGAAGGTATCCAACAAGATCCACCAGAAGACTTTGCGTGGAGGTGCTAACTTCCTAGTAGTTTCTCCAACTGTTGCAACTATCCTCGAGTCAATCCCAGGATATGCTGCTGACACAGACGGCGACAAAATGGATTTTGCAATGGGCGTTCAGAAAGTAGGTCAACTTAACAGCCGCTACCGCGTCTACAAGAACCCATACATGACTGAAAACGTAATCCTTATGGGCTACAGAGGTTCACAGTTCCTAGAGACAGGAGCCGTTTACGCTCCTTACATTCCTCTTATGATGACACCTTTGGTGTACGATCCACAGAACTTCTCACCAGTGAAAGGTATCATGACTCGTTACGCTAAGAAGATGGTTCGTCCAGAATTCTACGGTAAGATCTTCGTCTCTGACGTAGCTACTATCTAATAGAATCTTAGTAAGATGATATAGAGAGGGGCCTTCGGGCCCCTTTTTTATTTCTATTTATTGACATATTAACTAACGTTACGTGCATGTCCTCAAATCATCATGAAGACGAAGTCTTCAAAGCAAAGAGACGTCCAAAGAATCCTATCAAGTTTAACATCACGTTAAACGAAGAGCAGAAGGCCGCCAAAGAAGTAATTCTAAGTAACCCCGTAACAGTATTAAGAGGTATGGCCGGTAGCGGTAAGACCTTGGTGGCTGTACAGACGGCGTTAGACCTGCTCTTTACCGGACAGGTGGAGAAGATTATCATCACCCGGCCTACGGTCTCTAAAGAAGATATCGGTTTTCTACCCGGTGATATCAGAGAAAAGATGGACCCGTGGCTTGCCCCGATCTACCACAACCTATACCTGCTATACGATAAGGTGAAAGTCGACCGTGAGGTAGAAGATGGAAGGATAGAGATTCTACCCTTTGCGTTTATGAGAGGTAGGACATTTATCAATGCATTTGTGATTGTAGATGAAGCCCAGAACGTAACCCACACCCAGATGGAGATGGTGCTAGGAAGACTAGGTAAGAACAGCTGGATGTCCATATGCGGGGATCTAGCCCAGATCGACCTCAAGACCAAAAAAGAGACAGGTCTTTCATTTTTAACCCGGGTCGAAGAGCAGGTTAAGGGCGTACGTGTTGTTACACTTAAACAGAACCACAGACACCCAATCGTTGAGCCGATCTTAAAGGTATACGAGACCTTTAGAGATTGAACTGTCACTGCTATTTATATTTAAACTGTAGACATGGCAGATATTCAGATTTGGAACGGAACTTCTAACTTTTCAGCTGGTCAAACTCCATTCGGTTTCTACGACACCGATACTGAGTTTGTTACTGATGCTAACAGAGTTGCTAAGTTCTGTGGCCAGAGACTAGGCTACCCTTTGATGGATGTAGAGCTGCAGTCAGGATCATTCTTTGCCTGCTTTGAAGAAGCAGTAACAACTTACGGCAACGAAGTATTCCAGTATAAAGTTAGAGAGAACTACCTCTCGATGGAAGGAGCCTCAAAAGCAGGAAGCTTTAACAATACTTTGATCCAGCCAACCTTAGGAAGGGTGATGGAGATCACTGAAAACTACGGAACTGAAGCAGGAGTAGGAGGAAACGTAACTAAGTACACCGGTTCGCTTTACGTCTCGGGCGGGGTACAGGTTTATGACTTAGATCAATGGGCTACAGCTCAAGGAATCACCGGAGGAATAGAGATTAGAAGAGTTTTCTTCGAAGCACCACCAGCAATCCTGCGTTACTTTGATCCTTACGCCGGTACGGGCACAGGCATCCAATCACTTATGGATGCATTTGACTTCGGATCATACTCTCCCGGTATTAACTTCCTGTTAATGCCCGCATACTACGATCTTTTAAAGGTTCAAGCTATTGAACTTAATGATCAGATCAGAAGATCAGCTTACACATTTGAACTTATCAACAATAAGCTAAGACTCTTCCCGGTCCCCAAGACGGACGGCTATATGATGTTCGAATATTTTAAGACAGATGATAGAAGAGCTGCAGTTTCCGGCTCCGGGGCTAACCTGATTACCAATATAGGGGAAGTTCCTTACGGTAACCCTACTTATGAAGGCATCAATTCAGTAGGCAGACAGTGGATATACAAATATACCTTAGCTCTATCTAAAGAATTGCTAGGATATATCCGGGGAAAGTACCAGCAAATCCCAGTTCCGGGGTCAAACACTGCTTTAAACCAGGCTGACCTGCTTTCGGATGCAAGGACAGAAAAAACCGAACTACTTACCCAGCTCAGAGATATGCTTGAGCAAACCTCCAGACGCAATCAGTTAGAGAGAAAGGCCAACGAAAGTGAATTTATTAAAACAACACTTCAGAGTGTGCCGCTAACTATTTTTGTAGGATGATACTGCTAGAAGAACTTTTAAGTGAGGTAGAATTCAGGATGTACAAGACTTATGTCTATGTAGAGTTCAATCCTGATACCGACATTACTACCATCGCCCAGCTAATCAGAAGCGTAGACAAGGTCGCAGTCGTGAATAACAAATCTAATAAGGAGGATGACAGACCAAGGGGTCTGCTATTGATAAAAATTATCACCACTAAGCCAGCCCTTGAGACCTTCCAGGAATTACAAAGAGCTGCAATGACTACAATCCCTGACCTAAAAAAATTCCAATTCTCTGAACGTCACATCGAGCAATCTGAGATATGAGTTTATTCGGCAGTCAAAACGATTTTAAACTGATCCGGAAAATGAACCGGGCCCTGCTTAGAGACATCATCCAGCAGGAAGCAGTTTACTATAAAATTTCATTAGAGGATACCCAGTCCAATATCTACGGAGAATCTCTTCATAAGACTTTCTTACCGCCTGTTCTTATCAATTGCCTACTAACGACCTCAGATCAGACAGCTACCGCAGATGAATTCGGTCCTGATATTCAGAGAACTCTTTCATTTGCTTTTCTGAGAGACGATCTAGTGGACGCAAGCCTGGTACCGGAGATCGGAGATATTATAATGCTATATGAGAACTACTACGAAGTAGATCTTGTAAAAGAAAATCAGTACTTCTTCGGTAAGGACGATTCTTACAACTACGGAAGAGGGGATAAGCACGGAGAGAGTATTTCAATAATCTGTGAGACTCATCTAACAAGAGCCGACAAGCTCGGAATACTACCGACTAGATAATGGCACAGCAGAAATCCAACAAACCTATTCCTAAAACTCAGTCCGAACTGACTAGGGAGCAGATCACTCCCTATGATGGACGAGGATTAGCTCCTGCTTCTAATAAGCAGAGCCGTGCGAACCAAATTTCTCTAAAAGACGATACGGTAAAGCTACCGATAATCGGGTTAAAAGATATTGATGAGGCTATCGTATTCTATTTTAAGAATGTAATAAAGCCATCGGTAATTCAAAACGGCGCTAAGATTGACGTACCGGTACTCTACGGATCACCTGAGAGATGGTCTTCAGTCCAGAAAGACGGCTTCTACAGAGACAAAGACGGAAAACTGCAAGTACCTCTTATCATGTTCAAGAAAAGTAACATCGAGAAGAATAGGAACCTAGGCAATAAGTTAGACGGTAACGAGGTTAACAACTTTGTGATTTATCAGAAAAAGTATTCAAAGAGAAATATATACGACAGGTTTTCACTCCTTGGGAACAGGAATCCTTCTGAAGAACTTTACGGAGTAGTCATTCCTGACTATGTTACGGTAACTTACCAGTGCGTTGTTTTCACCGACTACGTCGAGCAGTGTGATAAACTCATTGAGGCTTTGAACTTTGCTTCGGACTCATACTGGGGGGATAAAGACCGGTACAGGTTCCGGGCTATGATCGATTCTTTTACTCCTACTATTGAGATGGTCCAGGGCCAAGACCGAGGAGTAAAAGCTACTTTTAGCATTAAGTTAAATGGATATATAATTACAGATACGTATAATAGAGATAAGGCTAACCTTAAGAAATTTTACTCTAAATCCCAGCTCCTCTTTAGTGCTGAGACTGTAACCGATGTTAATGGAACACAGGTACAGTCTACGTCTTTTGAAAATAAAGGAGCAGTAAGATTCTACGATGGTCAGCTTAATGCACCTCAAATAATAACACAAATCGTAGCCGGTATGACAGCAGAAGAAATAGTGTACGTTTCGCTAAGAAATGCAACGATAGCGAATTCTAAATCCGGCAGTACTGCTACATTTACTAATAGAACGATTGTAACACCTCCAAGCGGATTTGCTGCAATTACAACTAAGGATTTTGAAGTTTATATTAACGGTAGAAGAGTGCCAGATTCTCAAATCACCTCAGTCACTCAAGTAGGTGCTGATATTGACGTATTACTTGATGTTGCAGGATTCTTTGAACAAGCTGGTGCAGTTTTACAGACAGTAGATGAAGTTTTACTTATAGGAAAGTTTAATTAAAATGTCAAGGATAGGCCTAAGAGAATTAGATCCATCAGGATCGTTAAATATAACAGGATCCTTCTCAGTTCAAGGGCAAACCGTACTGTATCAAACTGCAGTAAGCCAGAGTGCCTTGATAGTCTCAGGAGCTATAGAGATCGTAAAAGCACAGATTCAATCCCAAGTAGTTTCAGCCAGCCTAACAATTCAGAACCTAGGCACCCTTGCAGATCGAAGCAGTAATGCTAATTTAGATTTAGGAGGTTTTTATTGATATTTATATTAAGACTCAAACAGCACCACAAAAATGGCACAAAAAATATTATTACGTAGAGGCGGTATAGGAAACATTGGCAGCACCATCGCTGTAACGAAGGGTGAACTAATCTTTGCTTCAGGAAGTTCTGGCGGAGTAGAGAACATAGTTTTCATTGCTAATGCAGACGGCAACAATACCTTCACTCCTGTAAGCAGATTAGCCCAAGGTACTGCAGCAGCAAACTCGTTTAACTCTACACTAAACGGAACACCTTACTACAAGACTGACTCCCAGGCTCTCTTCATTCTTAATAATGCCGGCAGTACTGCATTAGACCTTTCAGGTAACTTAGAGGGTACTACTATCTCTAGCATCACTGCTACGGGTTCATTCAGCGGATCATTTACAGGCAACGGTTCAGGATTAACGAACCTCTCTCTAGCCAGCATCACCGCACCGGGCAGTACCACTGAAGTACTTTTTAACAACGCAGGAGCTATCGCAGCAACAAGTAACTTAAAAGTTACTGGAACAGCTTTAGATGCTACGACTTTAAATATTAATACAACCGGAAACATTACCGGTTCTAATTTAAAGCTAACCGGCAACGCTGAGATTAGCGGTAACGTAGTAATCGGAGGTAACATTACAGTAGGTGATGCCAATACCGACTTTATTAGCTTTGGAGGAGAGATATCTTCTTCAATTGTACCGGACATTGATAGTGCATTTGACCTGGGTAGTACTTCAAAAAGGTGGTTAAATATCTTCGGAGATAACGTAAGCGGGTCTACAGCTGTATTTGCAACAGGTATATCCTCTTCAGGATATCTCTATGCAGCAGGAGCTCTAGATATAGACGGCAACGCTACTATTGCAGGAACTCTAGCTGTAGCTACGGGAATCTCTTCCTCAACGTATCTTTACGCCGGAGGCAACCTAGACGTAGAAGGAACTTCAACATTAACAGGAAATACAACGGTAGGAGCTACACTAACCGTTACTACAGGAGTTTCTTCTTCGGGATATCTCTACGCTGGTGGCAACCTAGATGTAGATGGTAATACAGACCTAACAGGCACCCTTACAGTAGGAGGTCAAACAAACCTAAACGGAAATATTAACTTAGGAGATGCTGCAACAGATGTTATAGCATTCAAGGCCGATGTAAGTTCAAGTATTATTCCTTCTGTTAATGCCACCTTTAACATCGGTGGACCCTCAGATAAATGGTTACAGGGATACTTCGTAAGCGCCTCTATCGATAGCTTATTAGTCGGCGGAGTTAACCCAATGGCAATGACTCTTGACGACGTCATGAACAATGGTAATACTACCAACAATGATTTTGTCTTAAACAATAACGGTAACCAGTCCATCACCCACACCGGTGCTACTGGCAACCTATCGATATCTTCTCAAAACGGTAGCACCTTAATCGAAGGCACAACGTTTGCAGGCAACAACGTAACCATCCCCGGCAACCTCACGGTACAGGGTACGACTACGACGATCGATTCAACTACTGTCAACATCGGTGATAACATCATCGTTCTGAATGCTGTAGGAACAGTAGCTGACGGAGGTATACAGGTAGTAGATACAACAGGAACTGCCGGAACCGGTTCACTCCTTTGGAACGCTACTTCAGACTACTGGTATGCAGGGGTAAGCGGATCAACTCATTACAGGCTAACTACTTACGATAACGCTTCTCCTGCTGCTAACAGCATTCAGAAAGTAGACAGTAACGGAAGGTTAGTAGCATCATTAATAACCGACAACGGAAGTATTGTAACTGTAGCAGGAGCTATCAGCGGTAGTACAATCACTGCTTCTACAGGATTTGTAGCAACCGGATTAACAGGAGTTATTGATACTTCTTCTAGAGTAATCTTTAGAGACGGATCAAACAGATTAGGAGCTCTTGCAAACACAGACTCAGCTATAGAAGTATCAACACTAGTTGGATATAAAGCTGACGGAACTTTCGTAGCAACTTCGGTAATCGACGGAGGAACGTTCTAAAGAAACTTATTATAGATTAAGAGAGCCGGCAACAGCCGGCTTTCCTATTTATAAGAGTCTATATAGACATTTGCAGGTAAATACCCTTTAAAGAAGTTCCATCTCTATGGCCCAGAACATAAAACTGAAAAGATCTTCAGTATCAGGCAAAGTCCCTACCACCGCCCAGCTAGAGCCCGGTGAAATAGCCATCAACACCGCCGACGGTAAGCTATACTTTGAAAGAGACGATTCCAGCATCCAGACCATCGTCACTACTAATGCACTAATCACCGGTAGCTTAAATATTAACGGATCAGTAAATGTATCCGGAAGTTTAATAGCTTCAGGAAGCTTAACCGTTAGAGGAAGCGCTGCGGTAGTACAGGAGGGTATTTTAGTATCCGGTACGACTACCCTTACCGTTAAATCCATTAGTACAGGTTCATATGAAGGAGCCTTCTTAGACTACTTAATTGTAAGTGGAAGCAACAAAAGAGCCGGCACTCTGACCTCGGTCTGGACCGTTTCGGATATCGAATGGAAGGATGTCTCTACCCTAGATTTAGGGAGTACTGAAGGTGCAGAATTCACTCCGACTCTTGCCGGATCTAATGCTAACATAGTCTTAGCAGTACCGGCCGGAACCTGGACAGTAAAGGGTCACCTAAGATATATGTAACATATTTATATGAACAATAACAACCGTCCTTTGGATAGAGAAAAAGGAGTAAACTATGGCTAATAATAAGTTTGTTGCCCGGAACGGCATCCTATCGAAAGATGACTCGGTAATTTCCGGTAGCCTAGCTATCTCAGGAAGTCTTTCAGTCAGTATTGTCCCGGTTGATAACGCCTTAACTAGCTTCTTAGTACTAGCCGCAGACGGAACAGTTAAGACTCGGTCAACTGGAGCACAAGGTATTCAAGGTATTCAAGGTACCCAAGGTACCCAAGGCACACAAGGTACGACAGGTACTCAAGGTACTCAAGGAATTCAAGGTATAACAGGCACCCAAGGTATTCAAGGAAGACAAGGTACCACTGGTACTCAAGGTATAACAGGTACCCAAGGTATTCAAGGAACTCAAGGTACTACTGGTACTCAAGGCACAACGGGTGCTCAAGGTATTCAAGGTATCCAAGGTATTACTGGTACTCAAGGTACTCAAGGAATTCAAGGGACCCAAGGTACAACAGGTACCCAAGGAATCCAAGGCATAACAGGTACCCAAGGTATTCAAGGAAGACAGGGTATAACAGGTACTCAAGGTACTACTGGTACTCAAGGTATTCAAGGTACCCAAGGTACTCAAGGTACTATCGGAACTCAAGGTATTCAAGGTACCCAAGGTACTCAAGGTACTATCGGAACTCAAGGTACTACTGGTACTCAAGGTATCCAAGGTATTCAAGGTACTACCGGAACTCAAGGTACTACTGGTACTCAAGGTATCCAAGGTATTCAAGGTACTACCGGAACTCAAGGCACTACTGGTACTCAAGGTACAACAGGTACCCAAGGTATACAAGGTATAACTGGTACTCAAGGTATCCAAGGCATAACAGGTACCCAAGGTATTCAAGGAAGACAGGGTATAACAGGTACTCAAGGTACTACCGGAACTCAAGGCATTCAAGGTACTCAAGGTATTCAAGGTATTCAAGGGACTCAAGGTATTACTGGTAATCAAGGCACAACAGGTACCCAAGGTACTACCGGAACTCAAGGTACCCAAGGTACAACAGGTACTCAAGGTATCACCGGTACCCAAGGAATTCAAGGAAGACAAGGTATAACCGGAACTCAAGGCACTACCGGAACTCAAGGTATCCAAGGTATAACTGGTACTCAAGGTATTACTGGTACCCAAGGGACTACCGGAACTCAAGGTACAACAGGTACTCAAGGTATCCAAGGTACTCAAGGTATCCAAGGTACTCAAGGTATCCAAGGACCTGGATTTACTACAATTACTAATTTCTCTAGTAGCAGGGTTCTAACTTCAACAGGTGCTAATACAGCCAACGCTGAGGTTAACTTAACTTTTGACGGCAGTATTTTAAGAGTAACAGGAAGTGAAATTATAAAAGGCGGAGCTAACGTTCTGCTAGTTCAAGGTTCAGGATCTACAGCAAATACAACAGTTTTTGCCGTAGACGGAAACAGTGGCAGGTTATTCGAAATTACTGATGATCTAACAGGAGATATCTTTACAGTCTCAGATATATCAGGTACACCATTCCTTAACGTAGATGCAAGCGGTAATATCGAAGCAGGTATTTCCGGATCAACTACTACCGTCTCAGGAAGTTTAAAGCTTGAGACTCCTCTCACAGATAATGCATTAACAGATTTTCTTGTAAGAGCTTCAGACGGTACACTAAAGACTAGAACTTCAGGAGCACAGGGTATTCAAGGTACTCAAGGAACTACTGGAACCCAGGGTACCACTGGTACTCAAGGTACCCAAGGTACTCAAGGTACTCAAGGTACTCAAGGCACTACTGGAACTCAAGGTACTACTGGTACCCAAGGTATCCAAGGTATAACTGGTACTCAAGGTATTCAAGGAAGACAAGGTATCACTGGTAACCAAGGCACAACAGGTACCCAAGGGACTACCGGAACTCAAGGTACTACCGGAACTCAAGGTATCCAAGGCATAACAGGTACTCAAGGTATAACAGGTACTCAAGGTATAACCGGAACTCAAGGAACTACCGGAACTCAAGGTACCCAAGGTACAACAGGTACTCAAGGTACTACTGGTACTCAAGGTACTACTGGTACCCAAGGTACAACAGGTACTCAAGGTACTACTGGTACTCAAGGTACAACAGGTACCCAAGGTATACAAGGCATAACTGGTACTCAAGGTATCCAAGGAAGACAAGGTACAACTGGTAACCAAGGTATAACCGGAACTCAAGGTACTACCGGAACTCAAGGAACTACCGGAACTCAAGGTATCCAAGGCATAACAGGTACTCAAGGTACTACTGGTACTCAAGGTACTACTGGTACCCAAGGTACAACAGGTACCCAAGGTATACAAGGCATAACTGGTAACCAAGGTACTACCGGAACTCAAGGTACTACCGGAACTCAAGGAACTACCGGAACTCAAGGAACTACCGGAACTCAAGGAACTACCGGAACTCAAGGTATCCAAGGCATAACAGGTACTCAAGGTATAACCGGAACTCAAGGTACTACCGGAACTCAAGGTAATACTGGTACCCAAGGAATTCAAGGTACTACTGGTACTCAAGGTACTACTGGTACCCAAGGTACAACAGGTACCCAAGGTATACAAGGCATAACTGGTACTCAAGGTATCCAAGGAAGACAAGGTACAACTGGTAACCAAGGTACTACCGGAACTCAAGGTACTACCGGAACTCAAGGAACTACTGGTACTCAAGGTACTACCGGAACTCAAGGAGTACAAGGTATTCAAGGTCCGGGATTTTCAACTGTATCAGGAGCAGCTAATAACCGGATATTAACTTCTGACGGATCTTCTAACGCAGCAGTCGCTGAAGCGAACCTAAGCTTTGACGGAAGTAAACTAACTGTAACCGGTTCAGCCGAAATTTTTAAGTCAGGTTCTACAGTCTTTAAAGTAGACGGGTCAGCAGGCACTCTATTCTCAGTCGATGATTCACTTGTAGGATCTCTCTTCTCAGTAAACGATATCTCAGGTATTCCGATCCTAGAAGTATTCTCTGATGACAGAGTGTTAATGGGAACATTTGGAGCTGAGGCAGTAAGAGTTTCAGGATCTAATTTATTCTTAGATAATCTAGCTAATGAGAGTTCTACAGTAGCTCTTACCTATAACACAACTACTAAGAAAGTCTCCTTCAATACTATAGCTGGCCCTCAAGGTATCCAAGGTACCCAAGGTATCCAAGGTACCCAAGGTACAACAGGTACTCAAGGTACAACAGGTACCCAAGGCACTACTGGTACTCAAGGCACTACTGGTACTCAAGGCACTACTGGTACTCAAGGCACTACTGGTACTCAAGGCACTACTGGTACTCAAGGTATTCAAGGCATAACTGGCACTCAAGGTATTCAAGGAAGACAGGGCATAACAGGTACTCAAGGCACTACTGGTACTCAAGGAATTCAAGGTACTACTGGTACTCAAGGCACTACTGGTACTCAAGGTACTACTGGTACTCAAGGCACTACTGGTACTCAAGGCACTACTGGTACTCAAGGCACTACTGGTACTCAAGGCACTACTGGTACTCAAGGTACTACCGGAACTCAAGGAACTCAAGGTACCCAAGGTATTCAAGGTCCGGGATTTTCAACTATAACAGGAGCGGTTAACAACCGAGTATTAACTTCTGACGGAACTTCGAATGCAGCAGTCGCAGAAGCAGGGCTTACTTTTGATGGAGCAAAACTCCTAGTAAGTGCATCTTCAGCTGAAGTACTAAGGGTAGTAGGTTCAGGCTCATCCGCTAATTCAACCATATTTGCAGTAGACGGAAACAACGGAAGGTTATTTGAGATTAGCGATGATCTTTCCAACTCTTTATTCTCAGTTAACACTATCGCCGGACTACCTGTGATAGAAGCATTTGCTGACAACACAGTTAAGATTGGTAAGTTCAATCAGGAGAATATTATTGCAGCAGGAGACACTCAGATCAGCGGATCAATTAGACTTATAACACTTCCTTCAGCTGCAGATACCAACATAGTGGTATTTAATACCTCTACTAAGGTTATTGGGTACAATACTTCTCTAAGCTTGCAAGGTATTCAAGGTACTCAAGGTACTACCGGTACTGCAACACAAGGTATCCAAGGTACTCAAGGTACTACCGGTACTGCAACACAAGGTATCCAAGGTATAACTGGTACTGCAACTCAAGGTACTCAAGGTACTCAAGGTACTACCGGTACTGCAACTCAAGGTACTCAAGGTACTCAAGGTACTACCGGTACTGCAACACAAGGTATCCAAGGTACTCAAGGTACTACCGGTACTGCAACACAAGGTATCCAAGGTACTCAAGGTACTACCG